ACCATCGCTAACCAACCCGTTGTAGGGTCCATGCTTGCGTATATCATTGACCCAAGTGGAACTAAAAGCAGGATTGCAATAAGAACAAGCAAATTGGCAAGTGCGATCGAAACTGATTTCCAGCGTTCTAAGATTGACATCATCTTGGATGGGGGTGTTGACTGCTTCATGTAGTGCCTCTATGGGATAAATTTTACTTTTGTACACACGGTCACTCACAGCGTTGGTGTCCATGTCTTCAATCTTCCAGCAGTATTCGCACCCGCTGGGACGTTCTCCAGCCAACATTTTACGTCGGTCTTCTTTCTTTTGATCAGTATTGTGCAGCAGCCTAGAGTTGTTATTGACTTTATCAACGTCAATCAAATGAGCTGGCGGGTGATGGCAACTTGTGGTCTGCCCACTTCCTAACCAAATGGTAGCATTGTACCACTTCGCTGCACAAAAACTTGAGGATACAGGGTCTAACACCTGTTGTTTAAATTCTAAATCATTCATTTATATATTGGGCCAAACGTTCTGGAAGCTCTGCACGTTCACGAGCATTGTGTTCACGAAGTTGTTGATAGTTGTATTTACAAACGGATCTAGCACTCTCCAAGAAACTGGCAGCACCATTATAACATATATCTGCTACAACGTCAACTATTCTATTGGCACGATCTTGGGGATCATCTATCTGATCAAAACTTTCATCTATCAAGTGCCCAAACGTTTGGAACCCTGCCTCATGCAAATCTCTGTAGTATCCGCGATTGGCTGCTGCCACAAACGGATGACCCATGATCATAGGCTTCCAGATCTTTTCTGTACGGAACGTATACGGATAATCAAATATGGTTTCTGTTACAACACTGAAATAGCTATCGATGTAGGCAGCAGGATTGACTTCGGCATCTCCCCAGGTATTGCCAAACAAATGATGTTTTATGAATCCCCCAGGCACGTTTGCCATGTTGGGCAAAGCACGAGCAATTTCATATTGTTCAGGTAACAATCTAATAGGCTCTGAATCACCAGTTTGTAATTGACTGCTCCAGGCCATTTCCACACGATCATTGAGATTGGTCCACAATGCTCGATCTAATAACTGTCGATCACGCATGGCATCAATTAAATATTTGCGATGCGGACGTAATCGACCATTCAAGAACAAAAAGTCATAAGGTTTGTTTTGCTTGTGATACACTTGTAGGTAAGACTCGTGCGCACGTAAGTTTTCTAAATACTCTACAATATTAGAAAAATAACAATCTGTTTTACAGTAATTCCAGCCGGGTCCCATGTCACCTGATGTCAACAAACCAATACGTCCATCACGCACATAGTTTGTTATTACCAATCTGCGCAGTTGTAGCAGTATAGTTTCACTGCCTTCGGCAGGATTGGAAAATACAATGTGTCCAGGATATCGAGTGGCCCAGTCGGTTATGGCTGCCCAGTTTTCTTTGAGCACAACTCTGCCCACAATATACACAGCGTCAGGATCTAGTTCTGCAGGCCATTGCCAAAAACTACCATCTGCATGTGTCTTGAGCAGGTCCCATACTTCAGCCCACTCATCCACAATGATCTTACGATTGCCTAGCATGGTATGCACACTCCTCCCACCATGCCCGCATCTCAGGAAATGTTTTCAAAAAGTCTGTGCCACGACGACGATCATGTTCACTAAAGAAACGATAGAAGTCTGCCTTGGCCTGTGAGTGATTTTCTAACTGTGCTGATCGCATCCAAGCAATGTCGCGATCCAGTCTATGTAGTTCGTAGTCCTTGAATCCTTTAAAAGGAGCTTCTTCAGTTTCAATCTGTCGCACCATCCATGCCCACAACCATTCCAATTTCTCTGCATAACTCTCTGGCAGTATTTGTAGACTTTGCCACGCAGGCTCACGTAGTACAGGGGTGTCAAACCATACACGTTGATAGTCTGTGCTGTAAACTTTGCGCAGGCCCAAGATGCCAGCAAACAGTTTGTCCAGGCTGGTCACACTCAAGTTATTCATTGTGATGATGAACGTAAGGCTTGAGTAGTTGGGAACTTCTGTAAGAAATTGATTCACTCGGTCCCACAGCAGGTCAAAGTCCAAGCCATTGCGCATGTATTCTGCCTGCTCGCCCCAGCCATCCAGGCTCACATATTGCATGAAGTGTTCAATGCGTCCATCGCATATGGCCTTGACGTAGGTTAGATACTTTTGCCAGGACTTTTCATCCACTGAAAAGTTACTGGTCACATTCAAGTGTAACCGGGGACTGGGATTGGTCAGCACATAATCAAACACACGATATGTGTTCCGGTCCAGCAGCGGCTCGCCACCGGTCATGCGAAAATGTTCTAGGTGAGGGTACAGGTCTGGCCACCAGGCCCAGAAGGCCTCAACATAAGGATTTGATTCTCTGGCTGGTATTGGTCTACGCTGACCCATAAAATGATCAGGAGAGTTGTGTGGACTGCTAGTAGGAAAAGCGCCCAGTCGTGCAACTTCGTCTGCCCATGAGCTCGAAAACTGAGGGCTACAATAACTACACTTAAGATTACAAGCGTGATTAAAATTAACTTCAACATAACTGGGGATAACATTTTCTTCTCCTGTACTATTTTTTATCTTTTCAAAATCCACTGCGGCCCAGGGTTCCCCTGAACGGTAGTGTCGGTCGCTTAGTTTGCCCTGATCTTCCATGTTCCAACAGTATTGACATTCCTTGGGTTTTTCTCCAGCCAACATCATCCGGCGTTGTGTTTTTTTGTATGCGGTGTTGTGCAATGCACTAACATCTATCTTGATCTCCGCAGGATCAATTGGGTGCAATGGTGGATGATAGCATGAGTTGTTCATACCTGTGGTCAAGTGCAAGCTGACCTGTTTCCACTTGGCAAGACACAGAGCAGGGCCTAATTGATCATGCATCTGTTCAGCAGAACTGAGAAACTTGCTTTTGTTGTCTGCTGACTCGTCGCCTTTGTTCATTACCAGCCTTCTTGCTGTCTAATTACATCAATCTCTCGAGTCATGACTCCACGGTTGTGCCAGTTTGAACGATAGTGTTGTTTGAAGAACCGACTTTGTTCGCCTTCAAAGATGGCCATGGGCAAATCTAGCTGGCTGTATAAATCATCAGCCACGCGACCGCCCAACAGTCTTGGGTCTGTGTCTTTTACTGTCGCCCAGATTTCAGCGAGAGCGTCAAAGTCTTGCACTTGTCTATGGTCCCAGTTTGTGAGCATGGTCATGTATGTGCCTTGTCTGGCACCAGCCATGGTCCACTGCCCGTTGTTGACGTCAGCACCAATGTTGTGCCATATGGTTAAATGATCTAGATTACGCCGGTGTACCTGTTGTTGAAATTCTTCTACAGTAGGCTTTGCACCTCGGTTCAAGCACATTTTTACACCTTCACGGAATCCAGCACGCCATGCCTGAAACGCCGATCCATTAGGATATGTGGTTGAGTAGCAGTTGTACATGGGCCAGTACAAGGGATCAAAGCAAAACTCCACTTCAGTTTCCACACGCCCGTCAGTGGCTTCGTGTGTGCGCATGTTCATCACAAACTCACGTGTCCATGAACTCAGCCCACCATTGCCATACATCAAGCCGTTGATGTGGTTTCTAGCACGCCAACGAAACACTGCCTGTTCCCACTCAGGTGTAGCAAATGTTAACGTTTGATTGAAAAATTCAGCATCAGGAATGTTGTCGCCATCAATGAGTATAAAGCGTTCTGTGGTGCTGGCTGCGGCGGCTGCCTTGTGTGCTGCATCCGATCCTTTGATACCGTCTACTCGTGTAGCCCATGGAACCATGTTTTTGATCTGGACCCAATGTTCTTCTTTTTCAGGTTCGTCGTAACTCAAGTATATGCAGTCCAAGTCTGCAATGTCAATTTGTTTCATATGTTTTTCTTACTCCAGCGGGTATGAGGTTGGTCCTCGGCAACGATTACAGCGACATTGTCAGGATGACAAGGGGATCCAGAGTTGCCAGGGACCAATTTTGTTGTGGTTGCCCACGTTATTTCTATTAATTTTCCGTCTCGCACCCGCACGTTGGTAGCACTGCGAGCAAAAGTTGCCTGGTCAATCTCAATGTATGTACCAGGACAATCTTCCATGCTGTAGAATAGTGGCCGACCATGTTCATCATGATACAAGCGATAAAACAGCGGTGGTGGTTCAGGTATGACCTGAAACAGTTGTTGTAGTTGTTCAGGGGTCATTGCTGACTGTCTCCAGGCAACACACGATAGTTGTCTTCCACTGAATCTGCTGTACTAACTTCTAACACAGTGCCTGCTTCTATGCAAACGAGTTGATGAGGTTGCAGTGGACGGTTGCGCCAGGTTGTGCCTGGTTTAAGTATGGCTTCATGTTGGCTGGCATCTTTTGTTTCAATGAATACTACTTTAAACAGCCCGTCAAGCACATACCATGACTCATCTTTCTCTGCATGGAAGTGCATGCTGAAACGTGCGCCAGTGTTAAACCGCATCAGTTTACCACAGTATTTGTCGTTGGTTGCCCATATTTCTTCCGAACCCCAACCTTTTTCTACTAGACCTGTTAGTCTGGTCATTTGATTTCCTCTAGGCGTGGTGCATACACACCCACATGTTGCACTGTTACCGCAGCCGCCTTGTTTGCAAACTTTACTGCGTCGGACATGCTGTTTGTTACTAGAAACTGATAGGTCAGTGCAGCTAAAAATGTATCTCCTGCTCCACATACATCAGTTACATCACCTGCTGTTTCTGCAGGGAAACTCTGACCGTCCCATTCTGCACCGTGACTGCCATGAGTCACAATCAAATGATCCTTGCTGAGCAAACTGGTTGCACGACTCCGTTCCAGTGCGTTGATTTTTACATAACAGCCGGCTAGCCGAGCTAGGTCAGTTTTCTTGGTGTCAACAAAGATGGGCACAGTTACTTCTTTGACCAAGTCTTCTATTAAGTGGTAATCTACTGTGCCTTTGTTGTAGTCGCTGACCACCACTGCATCATACACCGGAGGGATCACTGTTTCAAATGTGATGGGTTGACTTTTGGCATCGTGGTCTATGCGCAAAATCTGTTGCTTGGTACGTTGATCAATCAGTCGGTTCTTTTTGCTTACTGCGCCATGCAGGAAATTGACATCACAGCCCAATGCTTCTAAATTCTTGCATACATTGCCTGCCATGCCATCATGATGAATAGTATAATGCGGTTCAAATATGGGCACAGGCGCTTCGGGACTGATACGATCTACATAACCGTATGTGTAAGTGTCCTCGCAGGCATCACCGATTAACAATATGTTGAATTTTTTCTGTTGTTGAGTATCCATTTAATCTTTCGAAAAAAATTATTTCTTTGCAAACATCCGCACCAACTATGTGTTTGTCCTGGTAATCTGAACCTTTTACCATGATGTCACACGCTTGAATGAGACTTCTCAATTCATCGTCTGTGTCAAATACAAACACTTCGTCTACACTTTTAAGTGCGCTGAGTAGTGTGCCTCGTTCAAGTTGAGAATTTATAGGCCTATTGGAACCTTTTAACCACCTAACTCGGTCATCACTGTCAATCCCTACAACCAACTGGTCGCCCAGGCTCTTTGCGTAGTCAAGCAAGGCAATGTGTCCTACGTGTAGTATATCAAATGTGCCATTCACAAATACTTTTTTCATTGTGCCTGCCAATCTTTAGCATGGTAATGAAATGCACCTGTTTGTGGCACAGTTTGTATGCGTAATCGGCAATCCTGGTATTCCCACACCAGTTCATCCGGCCAGCGTTCAGTGTGTGTTCCTGCTATGTGTCGTTTCATATGCACTATTTTTGGGTATGTACTAAATGGCATGGTCACACGGTCTCGTCCCATGATTTCGGCAGCCATGGCGTACACTAGATCAGTAGACGGTACTTCATCTGGAAACTTTATGAGTTTTTTAAACTCTGCCCAGTTGGCAAATATGTTTCCTACCCATGAAAAAAACTCTTTTGCAGTTTCACTGCGCCGCCAGTATGTGACAGCATTGTACACGTCAGGCAAGTTGTTGACATCAAACACTCTGCGGTAATGTCTTGCTGTGCTCACACGATCTTGCCAATCTCTACAGCCAGTTGATACCACAACATCCCTATGTCTAAACTGTGCCCACCAATGGTCAATAGGACTCACAATCAACATGTCTGCTTCCAGTTTGATGGTTTCACGAAATGGTGTGAGTCGGAACAGTTGTGCATCGTTGGCAAATGGATTGGCATCAGGCACAATCTGTCTGTGGTAGTCGTACAAGGGATCAGTGTCGGGGCCGGCTGTGACCAAACATATACGTGCCGACGGATCCCAGTAGCGTATGGTCTTGGCCAAGGTGCGAGCGCAGTCCTGGTAATCAACAGTGTCGCTGTTGACCGCAACAATTACATAACCTTGTTCATCTGTTGGTTGCAACGATGGCCTCCAGGTGTTTCTTGCACATGGCATGAAAGTCTAATCCTGACCAACTCATGGTTTTCAATCTACCTTCTGTGTTGGTATATGTAATCTCATAATGATCCTGTTCCGTGCAAGTCAAACCATGATCTGGCATGACATTGAGCATGGGACGAAATATCTTATGCACTGATTGTTCAGAACCAGCCACCAGGCCCAGGGCAATACTCAGTGCATAGTCATTGCGATAGTTGCTTTGATGTATGCCATACAAGTCTCGGTAGTGCTGCCAATTATTGCGTATCATTTGCATACTATCAAATATGAATTGACTCACATTGCCACGACGAAACATCATCACAGTGGCCCACCACATGGGCATCTTGTACTCACCAAACGTTTCAAGATTGGTCATGCTGCTGGGTTCAAATGCATCTGAAGAGGCTGCAAACTGTTGTGGTATTTTTAATATATCTAATAGGGAATCGCTGGCCACAACATAATCAGCATCCAGTACCAGGGTTTGATCAAAAGGTGATAACTCATAAGCATTGACTCGTCCAGCATTGTGCCAAGTTACGTTGGCGTTGTAATCTGCAAAGTATCTTGATCCACCGGTGTCTGGCACAGTGGCAATGATGTGTTCAAACTCATATTGTGCGGCAGTCTCGGGTGCATCTGTTACCACGGCTACAGGCAAGTCTAAATGGCGGCGAATGTTACGAGCACTCCATGCTGCCATGGCAATGTAGTCTGTTGCTTCGTTATTGAAGGCAAAGATCACAACACCTTGACTCAGCGTTTTTGGTTTAGTTCGTCCCATTCCACTTTCCATGCGTTCATTTGTTCTTGCCAACGTTCGTGTGCTCGAGCAAACAAGTCTGTTACTGTAATTTGCACCGGAGTCTCGTACAAGTCTAATATTACAACGTCTTTGTCTTGTGCGCAGGCCAACAGTACAGTCAGTAATTCTGGGCCAGCACGCCACATTCCGCCCCCATAAGCAAACACCATACGTGCTTCATATTTTTCTTTGAGCACTCGTCGAGCGGCTGCATGATCAAATCGGGCTCGTGCGTGAGCAACCAAGGCATTAGTATCCATAGTGTATTGTACAGGAAAAACAGGGAAAAGTAAAGGGGGTGGATCCCTTTTGGTTAAACTGTGGTAGCAGCCACTGAGGGTGTGCCCCAACTGGCCGACAGGTATGTGCTGCTGGGTGGAAAATAGGTCACAATTGTACAAGGTGCTGTGCCTGGACTGGCCCCCGACGGTGCGGTGCCGCCTGTGATGGTATCACCATCCGACGCTGACCACAGTGTGGTTATGGTCAACACTGTGCTGCCTGCGTTGAGACTCAAACTGTGTTGTATAAAATTGGATGTGTAAGGTGCAGTGTCTGCGAACTGTTTGTACACAATAACTGCTGCTCCGCCGGGCGTGAGATCAAAAAAGCCTGTGGTAGTGGTCAAGGTGGTGGGTGTGCCAGATCCGCCAATCTTGGTTGTTCCAGTGTACACGACGCCAGCAATGGTTTGACTGTAGGCACCGCCGGTGATGAAAATATCACCGCACAAGGTATTGGCTAGATCGTTCCATTCAGGATCACCTGTGTTACCAGTTGAGGTTTTTGATACATCAATTTTGATTGTACCACCGGCGTTGAAAAAATATCTTGCAGCATTGGCCGACGCAAACGTCACTGTATTGGTAAATGTTATACTCCAGGTTGCGCCTGTGGTGTCGGCTATTTTTGCGTTGAGTCCGGTGTAGCCTGTGAACTGTGAGCCAGAGGCTGCAGCGTTGCCTCGATTGTTGTAACAATTGGTAATGTCAGTGTTGACTGCACTCAATATGCTAATGGTGTTGCCAACTACAGGTGCTGTTCTTGCAGTGATGGCAGTGCCTTGATGCGAGCCCATGGATGCAATGTTGTTTACAAGACTGGCCCAGTTGGTGGCAGACACAGTACCACCGGGACTCACAGTAGCTAATGCAGTTTGTCCGTAACCTGCTGATGTGGTACCAGTGGCCCAGGTGGCATTGACGTTGGCACCAACAGTGGTATCTGCAAACCCGTTGTAGTCTGTGGCTTGGATTAATCCACCAATTGAATATGTCATTGTTGTTTCCTTGTTACTTGATGGTGACAATGGCTTCAATAGCGCCAATGTCCATGGTTGTTTTGTTTTCTAATGAGCGGCCAATCACGTTGAATGCTGTGGCTTCACCTGGACCTGCTGCTCTAGCAACTCCATCTCCTGCACTCACAAGTCGATCGCCTTTGCGTACCGTACCCACACATTTTACAGGAACTCGCCCTGTCATTGCAACCGGTGGATGCGTGTCATTTTCACCGGCTCCGCCGTTCATTGTATAAGCTGGTCTTGTACTTATAACGCCAAATACATTGTCACTTAAATCTTGTGTGCTTCGAGTAATTTCTTTGACGCCGCCCAATTCTACAACTGTACCAGGTTCCAAAACTTCATCTGCTGCAAAACGTTCTGCAACGTCAGCGTACAAAGCTGTTGTGGCTGTGGCAAAAACTTGATTGAAATAATTGCTGCTGGATCCAATATTGCCCACAGCATTTGATCCAATTTTTTGGATGCCACTCACGCTGATGTCACTGATAAAGAAGGCTGTACCAGTGGTAAACACCACCACGTTGCCAGTGCCACCAATTGAAATATTGGCATTGCCGCCTGATGCGCCAATGTTGGCTTCTGATGTACCATTGGATATCTTACTGACCGAAACAGCAGCACTGATACCAGTCAATTGAGATCCATTGCCCAAGAAGAATGTGCCAGCAATGTTGGCCGCTGATGTGATGTTGCCAGTGGCTGAGATTAAGCCAGTGGTACGAAGATTGCCTGCTTGCACGTTGGCTGTGGCACTTAATGTGGTGGCAGCAACTAGAACAGTGTTAACGTTACCGCTGGTGACATTACCAGTTGAAGAAATCAATCCAGCAGTTAACAAATTACCGCCAGTGACATTGCCTGTGACATTGAGTGTTGTGCCCACTGTGGCAGCGTTGGCAATGGCAAATGTGCCATTGGCGCCCAGTGCTGTGGCCACAGTGAATGTTGTACCAGAAACATTGGTACGTAAGATCAAATTACCACCACTCACAGGAGCAGTGATCAAACCATCATTGGTACTTTGACTGATGTTGACCACGTTGGATGTGCCAATAAAAATACCATTGGCATTGTTGACTTGCAAACGGCCATTGGTGGCAGTGTTGGCAGTGGCTCGCATGAAGTCTGAACTGTTTAAATTATCCAACAAATCTGCATTGGTGGCGGTGCCAGCAAACACAGCACTGCCTACTGACGCACTCAGTGTGATACCAGGATAAATTGTGGGAAAAGCCGCAAGCAGTGCAGCTTCAGGCGTAAAACTTGCACCATCATACACAATGGCCACACGATTGTTGTTTACATACAAGCTGGTGATGTAACGTGTAGCGCCAACGTTGTTTAAAATAGTTTCAGGAATAGCCCCTGACTGTCCTTGTGCGCTGGTATATCCAGGACCCACAACCAAAAATGCTGCACCAGTCCAAACTTTGAGTTGCTGATTTACAGTGTCATACCACAAATCACCAGTGACATTGCTGGCAGGGGCCGATGCGCTGGCAGTGGCAGCTGAAATGGTTTTGAATATGGACCCGTTGTACACTTTCAACAAGTTGTTGGTTTTGTCCCACCATAACTGTCCAGTCAAGGGCGATGCGGGTGCCGTGGTGTTTGAACCACTTTCCAGCAGGTGAATAAAATTTTCGTCTAAAAATTCACCGTAGCCAGCGTAGTTTTTGCCCACCAAGGTCATTGAACTTGATGTATTAATGGTACCGTCAGTGATGGTAGCAAAAACTGTGCCGTCTGTTAGATTGATTGTATATGCCATGTCAGTTGTTCCTAGTTACTATATTTATACAGCATTTATGTTGCTCAGCGTCTGTATACGCAGGGTGTAATCAATTTGAATCTGACGATTCAAACTCTTTTGTACTGGGTGGAAAATAACATGGGTAATCAAGCGCAGATCATTCACAGAGCCGTTCCAGGTTTTTAGTCCAAGTTCATCAAATACAAATTCCCCGTTAAAATTGGTTGAATTGTCAAATGCCTGTTGTTCGGGCGGTTCGCCGTAGTCCAGCAAGCAGGTTACAAGAATATCACTGTATACATTACCACTGGTGTGGAGGGCGGTCATGTTGTTGTTTTCTGGGTCAGTGTCAGCTGCTGAGTTGTCATCTACCACTTTGGCGTAAGTTTGATTGTACAAGTCCGCATTTTGACCTGTTGTGTTTGGGGGCAAATATGTAATAACTCCAGTAGGGTCTACACTACTGCCACCGTTGCCAAATGCCATTTGATAGATATAACCAGTATTGCGATCACTCAAGGTCTGGGCCATGGCCAAACTGATATTTTCATAGTGAATTGCATTCTTTTTGTCTACAAGAACTTCTCCAGTGTTGGGATCATGTATCTTGACAAATCCTTCAATTTTGCACAGACCTGGTTGAATAATCATGCTCTTCCCTCCACATAAGTTTTTTGGGTTTTTGGATCAAAAATCCTCATGTGTGCTTGCACACTGATTGTGCCGGTCTCGTTAGGGCGTCGTGACTGTGGTGCAGTTTTTTGTGCTTCAGTTGCCTGTTTTGGTGCTGTGTTTGACATGGTCTTTTATTTATCCGTGTTATCTGTCGCACAAAAACCTTGCGGCTGTTGTGTTGGTTTCTTGTAGTGCTACGCCATCACTGGGGGTGCCAAAACCGGGTGCATACCAGGTCACACCACGACGTTGCAGTATTGTGACTTCGCTGCCGGCAGCTGGTGCCAGTCCATCAAATTCAATGGCCAGTGGTCCAAAATCAGTTACAAAATATCTGTATTGGGATTCAGCATCAGTTTGGTTCACATTGTATTGACGTGTTCCGCCAACATAAACTTCAATGCTTTCTACATAAATGGTACTGCTGTCACCAAAATCGCTGACATCAATGTTGGGTGCATAGAACACTGTGGTGGTGCCATCGCCCAGGCTGCTGTCTTTGATCACATAGTCTTGATAACTTTCATTCAGCAAGTTGCCACGGCCAATATCGTACACTGGATCATCCATACTGTGTGCAGCAGCGCCTGTGCCAGCGGTGCCACGTTGCAGTCCTGACACAGTGTTGGCCACAATGTCACGATTTCTGTACATTATTCGCTCACCACCAATGGTGATCAATCCAAAATATCCTGCTGGCAAGTTGGGTTCAGACAATGCACTAGCATCAACAACATAGATAATGTCAGCAGTGGCTGCCAGATCTTGTGCCAGAGCAGTGGTTGTGGCTGCGGTCATTCTGTAAGTGGCTTGTACACCACGCATGTCTTGGAATATACGGAATGTGACTGCTTCGGGCACTACGCTGTTGGTAAATTCTGTGACTACCAATTGTTGTCCAGCCCCAATTACTCCACTGGCCAAAATCAAATACTGACCTTGAATAGTGTAGTCGCTTCCTTCAAAAATTCTCAAACCGTCCAAGGTCACCCACAATCGGTTACCATCAATGTCGTCACGCAACAAGTCAAAATCATTGGTGGGAATTGATACACCAGTTTCTGCGTCAAATTCTCCAGGCAATGGCTGTAGCGGATCGTTCAATGTGGGGCTGTCGTAGTCAGTGGTGTCATAAGGTTCTGTTATGGTCAATCCAGTTTGTATTGGACCTTGGAAGGTCAGTGTTGCAATGTTTTGCTGTGCGGTATCATTCCAAGTTATTACTTCTATAACATCACCTATGTTCAGCAGTGATACAATTTGTAATTCAGCAGTGAATGCCGGTGTTGATGGGTTATAGGCAAACAAGCACCAGGCTAAAGTTGATACAGCAATCAATATTGTATCTCCACTTTGGGGGGTGTTTTCAAACACAACTTGTCGACCTGGAGTATTGCTGCCATCCCAGTTTGTGACACTGTACACGCCATCTTCAGCACCAAATGATTGTTTTTGTAAAACACCATTTACATAAACTTGAATATCGTTCACAGCATCAATACTGCTTTGCAAAAAACTGGTGCCCATGCGTTGCGGTAGTCCAAAACTGTTAGTGGTTCCGTCCCCAATCCACTCTATACAACTTGGCCCCACTATTCTAATACCATTGACATTGACCACCATGTTGGCAGGATTAGTTCCTGTGGGCACTTGTTGTAGTGTGACTTCTCCATTAGTTTGAATAAACCCATCCACTACAAATTTTTCAACCACTGGCGTGCTCCAGGACTGATAGTCTGTAGGGGTAAATTTGGCAGTGAGTTCACCAGTCCATGTGGCTTGATCGTCAATCAGCGACACCTCAGTAACACCATCTTGTGTTATGGTAATGGCGTTTATTGAATCATCAACAATGGTTAGGATTTTATATTCAACATTGGTCTCAACACCGCCCAGATTATATCCTGAAAAAGTAACAGTCTGCCCCACACTTAAAGATGACAGTGATCCCAGCAACACAATGGCATTGCCGGATTGTTGAGTATCTGTGACCGGAATACTTGTGGCATCGCCTAGCACCAAAATTGCTATGCCATCGTTGACAGAAAATCCATCATTGATAGTGACTTTAGTACGCAATGACGGCACAAATGGCAACCAATATGCAGTATCAGATAATGCAATTCCTGGAGGTACAGTTTGTATAGCACGATAGTATGCGCCCTGGGGTTGACCAGTCATTGTACCGGATGCAGTGATCAACACATCCGGTGTGGTGGCACCTGCCACAGAACTAATGGCAAATTGAGCCCCACTGATGATGTTTTGAACATAGTATGTTTGTCCAGCTACAATACCACCAAAATCCGTGCCAACAAACACTATAGGCTGGCCCACGGTCAGTGTGGTAGTATTGTTACAAGTGATTGAGTTTGATGTACCATTGGTGTTGGTAATGGTGATTTCATTGTCATTGTATACAATAGCAAGACTTTGATAAGTGAAATTATTGTTGTACACAATGCTGTCAGTGTAAGGTTCTAGGTCAACTGGGTTACTGACCAAATTGCCATTGATAAACACCGCTGCCTCAACCAACTGGGCATAATTTACCGGCACAATTACCGCAGTAGAGGCAATTTCGGACCCAATGTAATTTGCTCGATACAGTTGGCTACCACCACCAATTTCATACACATCAATGTTGATAATGTCATTGGAGACCACATTGGCCAGTATGGTAATGGTCTGCTCTGACCAGTTCACGGTGTAGTCAATGTCTTGATTTAATACCAGTCCAGTGGTCAAATTTGACACAATGATTTTGAATGGGTGATCAACAATGTCAGCCCAACTAAAGGTGCTGGTGATCACGGGGTCGTATTCATAACGTTGAGTTCCAATTTGAAAACCGTGCCCATTGTTTTGCCAGTCAGATCCTGGGCGTGTGTACACCCGCAGATCCATGGTGTCGTATTCAGCACTATTGATCAATTCTTCAGGGGCATGTCCTTCATAAGGACCAACAAATTCTCCACCATTGACATTGATATCTGAAAAACGTTCGCCGAGATAGATGTCAGCAAATTCACTTTGATAATCAGCGTCCAAAGTTTGTGTTCCAGCAAAATAGTCACCCCAGACTTGAACTCCAGGATAATCTACGCCGTCTACCAACAAAGGCAATTCTAAGCCTGGTTGGTTTACACCTGGCACGTACAAGCCCATGGTACGGTCAACACCAGTCAACCCAGTGGGATAAGCAACGCCAGGATATGTATAAGTTGCTGGGTCAACTTCGGTCCAGTTTTCTAAATCAAATGTGGGCCCAACAACAGCACTGCTGTCTGCAGGAGTGGCTGACCATACTCGATCAAGGTAACGCACCAGGGTGCCTGATTCATAGGTGCCATTGCTGTTCCAGGTCTGCACAGTGGTTTGGTACTGGAAACGGTCATAACGTATCACTGTGCGGAATTGACGTACCACATCATTGGTCATTCTTGGGTATGCAGTAGCGCCAGAGCCAATACCACCTCCACCTTGAAATGTTATGGTAGGAGTAGATCTGTATCCGGTACCTGGATTGGTAACATTGATAAACGCAACTTGACCTTGACTGTTCAATATTGCAGTGGCCTCGGCTGCTTCGGCGGGCGCAGGATCATTGGGGTTGGCAGTGATTATCACCAATGGGGGTTCAGTGTATCCAGATCCAGCAGTGATCAGAGCAACACTGTCTAGACTCAACAAATAATTGTTGTACCATTGGCTGTATGGCCAACTGCTCCACACTGTGGAATCAGCCGGCACGTCACTGAGATTATTGGTTTGTGAATTGAATGCTGTACCATGATCATAGGGCAACAGTATTGGGCTAGTAAATTGCGGTATATCAGTACTGGTGTCGTAGTATGCAGGCAGATCAAAGTCAGCAACATCACCGCCCCATTCGTTAAAACCGCTGTAGCGCAGATTGAATTCACGAATTTGCACATGATATGGTTTGACTTCTTGAATATAATCCAATACAAATTCTTGATTGTCTCTGATGTAATTTTGGAAGGGCAACAGCGCACGAATTCTGTGCTCAACATCAATCAGTGAAGTTTTAACCAACCATTCTGGTGCAGCAAATTCGCTGAGAACAAAGTCAAACATCAAGGTCAATGAACGATTTCTTTCAATCAACAAGTCATCTATAAACAGTTCTTCATTGATGGCTTGAATGATTTTGCGTGTTTCAATCACAGGCTCTTGGTCAAAATATTGTGCATCAAACACTTCAACGTCAAATCCAAAACGTCCCAATTGATAGTCCCACAGTTCTGCCGAGAATTCAATTGTACCATCCTGCAATCCCACACGACTCCAACCAGTAGTGTTGCGCAAATAAATTTCCCATTTGCCTTGTCCATTGGCCGTGACTTTCACACTACTGCCAGGCACAACATCCAATGTTAACAGTGCAGAGTAATTGGGTACTTCAGCGATGATTTTGGAACTGGTGTTGTATCCGGGCAGGTACCAATTGATGTAATTCCAATATTGACGTGTGTCATAGTTTTGCACACGCACCAGTTGTAATTCTCTAATTACTCCAGCTGTGGTAGTAGTTTCCACCACTTGATATATGGTCCACAATCCACGATTTCGAGAATCTGTAGCCACTAGGTATTTGTATCCCAATGGTACTTTGTCTGGGGCTATGTTCTGGAAACTTAAAATTTCCAGGTTGGCTACTCGTTTGTTCCAATTGGTTGTTGTGACTCCGTTGACTGTGCTGATTGCAGAAAGTTCCGGGTCACGACTGTTCAACAGCACAAATGTACGGTTCTCAGATATTGGAAACTGTGCTAACACTGTGTTGGCACGAACAAGATAGTTTCTAAGAGCAGCAAATCTGTTGACAAACATGCTTTGTCTTGGACGGAATTGTACACCGTAACGTTCTGCTGGTCCAAGATTTACATCTGGCACAAGATTACCAGCAGTGTCAACTCCACAGAAACTGTCTTGCAATTTGCGATACAATCCGTTGCTGAGCCAGGCATCTGCACGACCTTGTGCAATCAATTCGTATTCTACGTGAACATTGTCATTCGTGAATTCTCGATCAAACTCAATGCTGATAATAGTGTCCTCAGCATCAATAAAATCTGTTGCATTGTACAGTGCAATAGTACTGGCATTGATGGGAGCAATGTAAGTGATACCTGATGCTCTGGGATTTTCAATATAGTTGGCCACAGTGCTCACCGGCAGTGTCTTGCCCTTTTGTGTGGCAGTAGAGGTCAGCCCACTGACCCAAAAATAATATTCTGTGTTGAAAATTCCTTGTGGATTCAACACTGTGTTGACTACATAACTCAGTGTGGTCAGTGGTATGCCTGGACCTGTGTAAGTGGCAGGAGGTGTTGTGCTAACTATCCATTGATACACATCCACAGTGCTGCCGGGGAAAATTTGTCCCCAACGACGGCTGGCGTAGACCAAATCATCTTGATTGGGATCAATAAATCTCACTGTGCTGGTATCCCACCATGTTTCGCCTACATGTGCAGACCCCCAGGTAGTTCCACGAATATTTGTAGGGCCTACATTGTAACTAGCAGGATCCAGTGCACCAATATAATCCAAGTTTTGACGTGCGGCTCCAAGAATTTTGCCTTGCAATGGGTTGAAAAAATCATAGTATTGAGTCACAGCCGATGTCACTTGATCATAACTGTAAACTGAGTTTAACAATCTAATGTCTACCACTGGTTGTTGTACTTGCAACACAGTCCAAGCTGGCACACGATCAGGATTGACGCTGACAAATACTCGACCATAATTGGCTCCCAGGGTGCTGTCTTCTAGTTCATTGCCCGGAGCACCGGTGAACAACACGCCATCGGTGTAGTTCACCGCAGTGCCGTACTGATCATAAGATGCCACATCTGGATTGTCAATCTGTTGTCCAAACACAAATTTGTCTGGGTTGGTCACACTGCCATTGGCACTGTTCAACAAATCATATGTGTACACTGCACCACTTTGAATCACTTGGTCAAAAAAGTCCGTGGCGCCTTCGTCAAAGTCTGTGGCATTCAGATCAAATATTGTGATCAAATACAAGGTTCCACGTGGGGCACCAACCACTAGATTCACAGCTGAATCGTCAATGCTGACACTGGTGCCAAAGCCAGCAAAGTCTGCAGGATAAGGGCTCACAATGGTCTGTGTAAACACAAATGTTTCAAAACCAAGATCATCAAATGCAGTACCAATAGTTCCCGGCGCAACTTGCAGTTTGTCGCCAATGGCCGCTGCTGCTGAATTTTTAACCGCCAAGGTCAAATAGCCTGTGGTGCTCACAGTGGCATTGACATTGGGCACGTCAATGTTGATCTGCGCTGCCAAGGCACGAACTTTGGCACTGGCTGCAACTGTGGTTGTGGTAATTGACTGCCAGTACGCTGTGTTGGTCAATGCTGTGCTGGCTGGAACACTTTGTAAACTTTTATAAATTGTAGTGGTTGGAGTGACTGTGTTGTAAACAACTGTGTTTACAGCATAGTTTGAAGCACTGCTCCAGGCCGACGGAACCACAACATCTTGATTGTTCACACGCAGTGTGTTGCCGCTGGTTAAACTTGTATTGGCTGTGAGCGACGTTATAATGCCATAGGCACGACTTTGATTGATGCGACGTTCTACCACACCTGCTTTGAGTTGTTGAGCACTGCTGTTGGGCACACCCACATACAAACTGCAATTGTAACTGCACAGGTCAGTGGCATAGCCATAGTTTGAAAACGCTTCAACTGAATTTTGATTTATGGTTTGTACCAATTGGAATTCGTTGGTTTCAATTTCGACAATGTCACCAACTACCAAATTAGCATTGCTGATGTTGATGATGTTGCCATTTACTGTGAATGCGTTGGCAGCATCTGGTGCAGCGTCTGCTTCATTGACCAAGAATGTGTCATTGACCAGTACACTCACTGGTGCTGTGACTGTGCCCAACACTGTGAACTGTGTTGTGCTTCCATCTGTGCCATATATGAATCTTTGTACATTTCTGTCATACACATACACACCACCTGCTTGTGAATATGTGTCACTGGTTTCTGGATCAGTGTACAATGCATTGGCAGCACCAATCAGCACTTGCCTACCATCTGTGCTGGTGCTGACGCTGTGGCCAAATCTGTCTCCAGTCACACTGGCTGGATTGGTAATGGTGCCTGCGTATTCAAAATAACCTTCAGCGCGGATGAAAATTGTGGAACCAGCAGCTGGTGAGTTTATAAAATTAATGTCATTGCCCAGTGTGCTGTCTCCACTGAACGTGTAGTCAATTTCAGGACGTTGTAACACATTGTCAACCAGCACTGAGAAACTGTAAATGTTGTTTACAGTGTACAAGTATTCATTCAAACTAAATTGTGTGGTTAGAGTGGGTGGAGTATAAATGGGAGATCCGTCCCAGGTTGTAATCACACCGCCAACTGATACAGTGACATCAGTTAGTGTAATGTCATTGGCAGGACTTGTACCGCCACCAAAACTGGCTGCAGGAATAGTTATATCATCGCCGGCGGTATAGCCCAACCCTCCATCAACCACGTACACTTGAACAGTTCCGCGTTTTCTAGTAACATCAAATTTAACGCCTGATCCTGAACCACCAGTACCAGATAAATTTCTATAGATCTGATAATCTAATATGACACGGCTGGTTCTAAAAATTTCAACAGCATCACCTTCGGCAGGTGCTGTGTTAAATTTCACTGTGGTCAACCCATTGACCACAGTGTAGTTAGTGCCCAGTATTTGTTCATCACCGTCCACGCTGACTGTGAGTTGGGTGTTGGCATCAATTTGAATGATGTCACCAATGTAAAAGTCAGTTGTGGTTCCATTTCCAAACGCTTGCAAAATTTGTCGCGACCAATCCACTCGACCATAAGCGTACACAGCGTTGGCACCGGGCGCACCCACATACAACCAACGTTCGTCTTGGCTTACAGCCACACTGTGACCAAATTCTTCAGCGGCAAACAGTGAACCTGGTGTGGTCAACAACTGCCATTGTCCGTAGGGAATGTTTCCTGGTGCAGCCAACTGTGGATCTCGATAAATCACTACTGCATAACCATTGTCAGGTGTACCAAGACCGCCAGCACCAAGACTGCCCGGAGCACCTGCTGCTGCCCAGGTTTGATTGCCAAAGTCCACTGAGGCACCGTATTCACGGGCTGCATATTGGCCACTGACTGGATCAGTAATTGTTAGGCTCAACACAGCATCATTAGGAGCCAAGGCTGATATTGGGGCATACACATCACTGTCACTTTTGACATAAACATACACGCCACCGCGACGCGGCAATGAATTCAGCGAGTAAGGTGTCCAGTACGTGGTGTTGTAGATGTCTATTAATGTAGATCCATCGTTGTCGACTGCAAGAATACATTGAAAAAATTCTGTTTGATATGGATCTACCACATATACAATAGAATTTACAGCATATGTATTAAAAATGCTCCATTCGGTGGCACCAGCAGGCAAACGATATCTTGGGCTGCCTACCAAGGCAGCATATCTATTTTGCGCTTGTGTTACAGCACTGCCGTATTGTTCGCCTTCGTCAACTTCTACAGGACTCAGACTCAACAGTTCGGTAAATACTTCTTCTTTTTGTAACACACTCCATAATCCAGCACCGTTGTCGTCCACCCAGACTCGGGCGCCTGGTTGAATGGTATTGGCATAGGGAAGATTTAGTACGTCACTGGCCTGTGCCACACGTTGAGTCTCTAGAGTAAATCCAATGCCGGTCCCATTCACAATGGTACGACTGCCGGAGAAGCTGAATGCAATGATAACTGTGTCAAGACTGGGCACTGACAACACAGTGTATACCCCGTTGACTTCAGGATCAAAAAATCGAATAATCAGTCGATCATTGACTGCTAATCCGTGCTGCTTGCTGAATATCACACGACTGGTGCCGTCAAGATTATCACACACATGACCAATGATACCTGGCACTGATTGACTGCGGTAAATGGCCCAGTCATAGGCATTGATTTTGGCCACCCAGATGTTGGTACCAACACCAATATTGTCAATGCTGGCAGCTAAACTGTCAGTGTTGTTAATATCAAATACTGTGATATCCACATCATTTAAATTAACATAGCCTGCGGTGGGCAATGCAGTGTCGGTGGGCACCGCAGTGGTCACTGGCAATATGTCTGGTGATGTTATCTTGTAACTTTGTCTCCAAATATCTGATACCAACACAGTTTGATCAGCCACACTACTTTGTTGCGGCTCAATAATTTGTACCAAACTTGGATTTGAACTCAGTAACGCACGATTCAATCTCAACTGAAAATAACTGCGATTGGCATTGGCGCCATATACTGCACGTTGTACAGCCCAGTTTTCATATATGTCATAGTCTGCAGATTCTTTGCCCAGATTGGCTTGTGAAAACAATTCAGCACTGAGGATTGTGCCTTTGCTGCCCAAGAACTGTCGATACACATTGAGTTGGCTGACATCGTCCAGGTTCAAACTGGCCATGTACTGGCGTGGACGAAATCCAATTAGGCCGTAACTCAACAAGTCATTATCTGTTTCAAGATTGGCACTGTTGATGTTGTAACTGTTTTGCAACTGATTGGCTTTGTTGGCCAAGTTGGGCAACAAGCCTAATTCTATTTGAGTGTAATCACTGGCCAACCAGTTGTTGGCGTTGAACACTGCTGTGGGTTGCACAATGGCTGCTGCTGACCAGTAAGCACCTTTGTACCGTACAATTTCACCTTTGGTATAGGTAGTGAAAGAATTCCATTCTTGAACGTTGTCTTGATTAAGGACAAACCCTTGTGCGTCAACATTGCCGTTCCATTCAGTGGTATTGGCTGCAATTAGAGTTAATCTGCTTTGACGAGCACCAGTGATAGGTTGATAGATCAAATCGCCAAACACACTGGCATTGTTCAACACAACCATGTGTTCGTATGATGTGTATTTGAGATCAATGTAACTCAAGGTCTGATCTGTTGCTGGCTCAACAGTAAACGTGTTGTCCAAGCGTGTGATAATGAGATTGCGTGTGGGCAATTCAGTACGATTTTGATCCAACAAAATATTTTCATTGGTCTGTGCCGCAATGCTGTCAACCACGGCCTGAGGTCGAGATATCTGCAATCTAAATGCCAGTGGATTGAGATTGATCAAGGCATTTTCGTCCCAGCCTTGTTGACTCCAGTACAAGAACTCAGTGACCATTTGGCTCCAGTTCAAGATGTAGCCATTGTCAAGGTCATCAAATATCAAACCTTGCTGCTCTAAATATTTGCCATAACTCAACAAAAAAGCACTCACAGCAGTTTCATTGGCAAATATAAATCCATACGGCACTTGTTGTACCACGTCGGTGTAGAATGTAGGAACTTGAACAGTGATTCCGGCCACAGTGTAAGTTTGTAATTGCCCCACAAATTGACTCTGCAATACATTGAAATAAGGTTGTGTGGTACTGTAACCAAAAACAGCATATCCGCCTGTGACTTTTTGTACCACCACCGATGAATAACTGGCACGATCAAATGGTTGATTTTTGTACAATACCAAGTCATAACTTTCATCAGGAATCAACAGTGTGGTGTTGGTACTGTTGGGGCTGGACTTTTCTGTGTAAATTTTGATGTACTGTTTGTCTGAGAAACTGGCCATTCTGTAGCACAGGCGCACATCAAGAAAATCAAGGTCAGCCATGAGATCTGCAGTGCTGTCAAGGCCACTTTGACGATTGTAGTCCACGATCCAGTTGATGTAACTGGCTTTGCTGACACCGTTGCCGTAGACTTCAATGTCTCTGGCATTCAATCTATACCTATTGTTGTACAAATACTGATTTAATTCTGTATTGAACTTGTACAAGTCTCGGTCAGCAAACAGTGCAAAAAACTTGGCTGGACGAGTCAAGGCCAATAGTCGCATGGCTGAGAAAGGATAAGCACTACTATTCCACCACGATGCTTCAACTGGGCCGCCGTCGCCTACGACCCAACTCTTGCGGAATGTTTGGTCGTTGTAGGTTCCTACCACTGCATCAAAAGGACTCAACAGCGCACCTTCATCGCCGGTGGGAATGACCGCTGTTAAATCTGGTCTAGCATAAGCAGGCTCAAAATGTGGATCCCCGGGGTCTGCCACAAAACCAGCAGCCAAATCGTCCCACAACACCAAGTTGTCTTGAGTGTATGGGCCCGCACCATACACTGTGTCCCACCAGTCGGGTTTGATGGTCAACCCCAACATCTCCCAAGGGGTCAACTCAGGTTGTTGCGTGTCATAGTAGTAGCGATAGATGCCGCGCCAGGCACCGGGCAATGGATCATTGTCCAGTCGACTTTGACTACCACTGTAGTTCCATGAAAACTCATTGTTGGCCGAATAGTCTTGTGCTTTGTAATCCAACTTGTTCCAGGCCACATAACTCAAAAAGTCAGTGGCCAAGATGTTGTTGATGTCACTTTCACTGTAGCCAGTTGATCTAAACTGTCCAGGTATGACATCACTGAGTTCAATGGGCACAGGGTTTCCATCCAGTTTCAAGTTGTTGAAAATTCTTGTTTCAAACTCCAACAACACATCATCTCTAATGTCGCCAAATGTTGGTGTGATACTGCCGTCATGGCCCACAATCACAGACTGTGTACCCGCACTGGTTTTTTGTACCACAATTTCTGGGCGCCAAGCCGGATACAGTCCCATTTTGGTGGGTGTGTTGGGCACAAAACTGCCATAAGTTTCAGTATATTCCTGCAACAACAACACATCACCCAAGGTTAGATCAACCAACACTGTAATTCGTGGCCCATCTGTGGCCACCACATAATCTAGATCACGAGTTAGAATAACATTGTTCAAATAAACATTCATGCCAAGATAATTGGCTGATGTGTAGTTATAAACTTGTATAATATCAAACGTGTTGGTGGTGGTGTTTGACACTGTATATGTTGTGGGTTGATACACTGCACCTGAAGGAATCATGTCACTCCAGTAGAACGGTTGTGTTTCTACTCGTCCCTGAGTAATGGTTTCTATGGCTGCATCCAGCACATCGCTGGTGGTATCAGTGGGTTGCACAACAGAGTTGACCACAGCATTCAGCATCTGTCCTTTGAATTTGAGATACTCATTGCTGTTGTACTGCAGGCTGGCAAATATATTAAACTGTTCACTGCGCAAAAAATAACCAGCCAAGGTAAGCGGTGAGCTTTGTTGCAATATGATTTCACCATAGGGCACAATGTTGCCCAGGTCTCTGCTGTTGTTGGCACCTGAGATTGGTCCCGACAACTGTGATAAATTTTCACAAATGCTTTCATATTGAGTTCGAATAGTGCCCAGTGTGAAACTTGGACTGTTGCCATTCAAGGGGTTGTTTTGTAAGTTGACAGGAACTTGATAAAATCCCACCGAACTGGGTTGATCACTCAGCACCAGTACTTCAATAACATCTGTGGGAAAATAAGTTTCATTCAGCGTGATGGTTGTGCTGTTGCTGCTCACAACATAACTGAATTGATCAGATTTGAGAAACTGTGATCCCACATAAATTTTGACTGGTGGCAACACTGTGGTGGTGCCTACGGCTACATCAAGTTTCAGTGTTTGACCAGTATAGGTAAATTTAAATTGTTGGTACTGCTGGCTGGTTGCCGCGGCAGTTTGCCAGCCAATAAGTTTGGCAAAAGCAGTGCGAGAGGCATACTCTCTCGCAGCACCTGAGCTGATATCCAACGTGCTTGACACATTGTCTTGTACATACAAAAATGTATCTTTGTACAAGTTGTTTTCAAACACAATGTCGCCAACGTTGTTGATATTTAAATACTGCAACGGGAATTGCAATATAGGATCCAGTATGGTTGTATCGCCCACTGCATAACTGAACAGTTTGCTTCCTGTAAATGTGCTGGACGGATATTTGGCTCTATCGCCAAAACTCACACCATCCAAATCATACACATTGAACAGTGGTGCTTGTTGTACTCCAGTTTTTTGTTGTGCTTCGATCCATTCAACACCATCATACCAAAAAGTCACACCAGGATAGGTATTGCCAGCCAAGCACACAGTTGATTGATCTGTCAATACTTCGCCATCTTCAGCCAGCACCAAGTGTATGATAGGTTGCACAATAAGCGGAGGCACAGTGTCAGGTGTGATGAATTGTACCACGTAAATTTTGTTACGTACATTAGGGTCTTCATCAGCTGCAAAAATCACTCTACTGCCATCAACCAAGGTGTATCCATCAGCAGTGTATCCTGTGCTGCCTTCAATGTTGCTGAAAGCATCAGTTTCTGAGAAATCAATGATCTCCACCGGCTGTTTGCCTTCAGTGCCCATGTTGTACAATCTAATGTCAGGCCTAAAGCTGATGATAGGGCGTTTGGCCCGATAGTTGTTGTCCAGCACCGCAACGACATTGTTGTAATCTGCTGTGGCCAAAAGTACGTCTACATGGAACCAACGATTGCTACGAGTCCAGGGATTTAAGTCTTGACTGGCCCGATCAATTGTAAGATAGTCAGGTTGGTCGGGTTCTGATGCAATGGTACTGTCATTGGCATCTTCTACATAAGTTTCAGGTGTGATAAAATTTCTAACAGGCAACAATTCAATTGCAGTGCCTACCCCAGCCACATAATATTCATTGTTGCTGATGGCTGTGGCAGTGTGTTGGTACACATCTGTGCTCAACGTCACTGTGGCACCATCAGCTACTGTGCTAATAGAGAATTGAATGCCGTTGGCCGCTATGCTTTTGATGTAGTAAATTTGTCCGTCAACCACACCATTGCTGGTGACTGGAAATATAATTTGTTCACCTTCGTATAGTCCTGCGGTAGACTCGCAAGTGAAATAATTGCTGCCGGCGGTGGTAGCTGAACATTCAACAGACAAAGTGCCTGAACCATAACTGGCTGGCACAACATCACCAGTAAATCTAACCTTGAGTCCGTTGGTAAATGTTATACCAGCAGGCGATACGTAATTTTTTTGTCCCAAAATCTGATCAATAAATGTAGTGTTAGACTCAACAGGATCCAACAACAATATACGACCAAATATTTCTGGATCAGTGCCATCTTGATAGTACAATTGATCAAATGCAGCAGTTAATAATGGGATCTGTTGAAAATATCCTGCGGCATTTTTGTACCAACTGGTATTGCTAAAAGTGCTACCGTAGCTTATGGTAAACTTTTGATTTGAGGCAATATTGGCTATTTTGGTGAGATTAATATAGTCCACACCTTCTTCATTTACTATGTTAATCTGCCACACTTGATATCTGTCAGCTAGTGGGACTACCGTGGCCTGATCAAAAAGTTCTGAATCGTAGCTGCCAATCTGACCATTAAATGCGTCCGATCTAGGCAAAGGATCAAATAATGTAGTCTGTAGCCAACCACCATCTTCGGCATCTAATATGGGATTGGTAAACACCAAAGTTCTGGTCTCTAGATATGTGATACCGTCAATGCCACCGTAGGTTGCTATGAACTGTTGCAATGGTTGATTGTTAATTTGATCAAATTGCAATGTAGTCAAAAGATCAATGGGCCCTACATCCACAAGATCATAGTAAAATTGTTGCGATGTTTTCTGTGGTACATTGAATGTGACTATGCCAAGATCATCACCATTATTAGTCACACCTGACACATCGCGACTACTGATGTTGGGCGTAGAAGGAACTACACCAGCTATTCCCGGTGAGGTTTGAATCCAAAATCCTGGACCAGTTCCGGGAGTACCATCAATAATGTTTATTGTACCACGCAGATTGATCTGATTTTCACTTACATAAAAAAGTGTGTCTGGAGCGTCTTGTGGCACAGTGAAAGTTACTAATCCAAAACTGCTGCCGTTCCTGAGTACACCGGTGTTGTAAGCGTTGCCTGTACCTAGCGTCTGTGCTGTTTTTATCCAAAAAGGATACACGCCATTGAGTGTGATGTTGAACACATAGGTATTGCCTCGAGCCAAGGTCAACGTAGGATTAGACTGTTGATCTATAACGTATGATGTAATCCCATTGTTGGTCACACGATAGTTTACAGTTTCTTTGGTGTTTTGGGCAACTTGAAATGTGTAATTGCCGCCACGCACTAGATTGACAACAGGGTTGTCTCCCGACAGCCCTGAGAAAGTGTACACGCCATTCTCTCTGGTAACTGCAAAGTTGGCTGATGTGGGCAAACCGGCAGCGGCCACATCTACTGCTTGAGGGCCCTCAGGTATCCAATAGTACTGACTGAAGTTAACAAAACTATCATAGTCAACAAACGGATCCCAGACATAGTATTCGCTGTTGTACAGTTGGTCTGGCCTGTTTTGATCACCACCTTGAAATCCAATAGCATCATTGATACCTGGATAAGTGATGACATTTTTGATTTTATCGGTGTCAGGTTCTAGACTGACAACCCCTGGTTCCAATTGATAATCCTGACGTGTTTTGTCCAGTTCCACTACGTACCGGTCGTTAGGATTGACCCCAGGTCCCACAGTGCGCCCAATAAAGCCCTGTGTCTTTTTAAACTTGGGCTCTTGAACCATTTGGTCCAGTGTAGCCGCCAAGAATTGTTTGTTGACTGGAGTTTGAAATATTTGTGGAAGAAAATCAACTGATCTTGTACGTGCCATTAAATTACTCCGCTGCCTGGTGCAGTACGTAGGTTAGTACTGGTCAATGCTTCAATTACATCTATGTTGTCGATAACAGCACCATTGGCAAAAATTTCATTGGGTTGGCTGCGAATTTCATACAGATCGCCAAAACTCTTTTGCTGGTCCAAGGGTACCAACACCACGGAACTAATTATACTACCCAGTTGTCTGTGTAGATATGCTGCCAGTTCAGAGAAATAAAACGTGTCGCCAAAATTCCATTTGTCTATGCTGAAATACGCATTCATTTCTGCAAGCACAGCACTTTTTATTTCGCTGGTACTGGCTGTTGAGTTCTGCGCACGAATGACTTTGATTGTGGCTCGCAACTGTTGTGCGGCTTTGGGCCCAAACAAGGGCTTGAACACCACTGAATTGATTACTATGTTGTCTGAAATCATTTTGTAGTCTTGCAAGTTTTGATATTCGGTGGTGAGTGTATCAATGGTGGGCATGTCTGGTTCAATCACAGTGCCTGTGGTGTCACGCAGCCAGTTCTGATAGGCAGTGTAATAACTCAGCGTGACCACATACAGGTCAATGATGTTGGTGGTGCCTGGGTCAATTCTGTTGGTGAGTGGACTGTTGTGGCGGTACTGGAAATACAAACTTTGTCTGCCAGTTCGGGCTATCCATCCTGATACTGCCACAATGGTTCGCACACCTGTGACTGAAATACTGAGTTGATAGAAAGCATCTTCCTCGTAGGCGTAAAACACCTGTCCAGGAGTCCACTCAGTTTTAGCCAGTTCAATTTCGTCCAGTGTTCCATAATCATAGATTACAACACCTTGTTCAACCAACAAGTAACGTTGTAGGTTGTCAAAGTCTACTGTCAGTTGCAAGAACACATAAGGTCCTGCTGTGGTAGCCGGTCCCACAACTTCATCAAAGAAATCTGGGTTGTCGGGCACACCGTCATTGTCTGCGTCACGGTAACTGACCAACACTTGGAAGTCATCAACATAGCCGTCACTTTCCACAGGTTGTCCAATGATGGTGGTGTAAATGTCGCCTGGCAAGGATTCTGTTGAGTTGGGCTGTGTGTTCACTGCCAAGATGTTGACAAAATCTTTGATGATGGTGCCTGTGCGACTGTCATATATCAATTGATCTTCATAGAAGAAGAAACGTGTTTGCAACACTGAACCAAAGTTGTAAGCAAGTCCACGGAATGTAATGGTGTAGTTTTGATTCTGCACTACAAATGATATCATCCAAGATGAATCTAGACCAGGTGCATTTTGATCAGCATACTGCTGACTCCACGCTGCCACTGTGGTGCCATTGCTTTCATAAACTTTGAGATTGGTACTGGTTATGATGTACCAGGTATAAGGTGTGCCAGTGATGTCACCGTTGCTGTCATAACCCAAGCCAAAATTGCGATTCAACAAGATCTGTTCGGTCATGGCCTGTTCCACAGCAGTGGGCAGATCTGTCACAAACAGTGGAATGATGGTGTCTACAATGGCGCCAGTGGGCACAAAGTTGTTGATTGTCACAGGACCAGCACCTGAAGTCAAGTTGCCCAGGCCACCGTTGTAACCATCACCCACAATGAGTTGAGGGCTGGCCCAAATTTCAACACGTTCATCTGCGCGAGTGGGCGAGCCCAGTACCAGTCTGTTGTTACGATCAAAGTAGTAACCAGTGGGTGGCACAAATTTGATCAGTGCTCCTGGAATAACATACTTGAACATTGTGGTGGTTGATTCACCCACAGGTATGGGTGTGCCACTGGGCCAGATAGCACTGGTTGTGGTGTTTCTGAAATAGCCAGTGGTTTCATTGGCCATGGTGGTGCTTTGATTCCAAGTGTATCCAGCCAACCATGTCACACTGAGTGGCACTGTGGTGCTGGTCACTCTTGGAAAGTTTTCGTAGTAAAACTGTTTGGCCGTGGGCCCAATCAAGGCAGGTTGTACTTGATTGGTTATAACATCAGCAATGTCATTGCGATTGTCATAGGAAAACAATATGGTTGGCAATATGTTTTGACGCCACAAGGCACCGTCACTGCTAAAAGTGTTGGTTGAACTATACTTGCCAGTGTTGTCTACTAAGTCAAGATAGCGACTGGTTCCAATACTTGCACGATTCAAAGCCTTGCTTTTGATAATTGAGTTGTACTGTGTATAAGGGAACAAGTTATAATCTTCCCCGTTAACCATGCGGTTCTGTGTGTAGTAACGTGCAGGAGCACGTTGTTTGATTTCGCCAATGGGTTCACGTGCCTGACTGTTGCTCACAGGACGTGTGATGCCGCAGGTAAATGTTATGGTCTGCAGGTTGCCGTTGCGGTCAGTGTAACTGATGGGCAGCACAACGTTTTGCATTTCTTCAGGATTGATAATGTACTGTAATCCGTTTGAAGCACGTACATAGGCACGGAATATGCCCACTGGAATTTCACTAAACACACCATCGCCAAAAATCATGGTTATTTGGTCATTGGCTCTACTGGTAACACTGTAGATAGGTTGCAACACATTGTTGCGTTGTGCTGCCGCGGTGTATACATTTTCCACATACTGCCATTCGCGACTGATGTTTCCTAGATTGTCCAGTTGAAACAACCAGCGATCCATGTTGTTGACACCTTCAACATTGATATCCACTGTGCGATTAGCAATGCGTTCTGCTAAATTAAAGTCTTGATTTTGTAAAATACCTTGTTTGAACAAAAAAAAGTATCCTGTGTTGGAACTTTGGAATCCTAATTGATCATTTCTAAACAAAACATTGAACACTGTATTGGGCTGTGGTGCTGGTTCATACACGTAGTCTCGCCCTACTGATGTAGAAGTTGTGGCTTCAAATGGCATGTTGATGCCATCAACTGTGGCAGTATAAGGAATAACAGGCAAAAAACCAGGCACTAAGTTGATGCCATATTCGTCGGTACGCACTCCTAGGATAGTTTGTCTATTGCCGGGACGTCCTACTTTTTGACTGTCAACTAGAGCAGAATTTATAATGGCAGTGAATTGTTCTTGCCAGTCAGGGTTGGTAGGATCAGCCCAGTTTACAGTGACATTGCTGAGATTTACGCCATTGTAGTCCACCACATTTTCAGTTGTGGTAACGTTGAATACTTTGAGGAAACCTTCAGCTGCGGTGTTGCGTTTGGCAGTGTAGCTGACCAGATTGGCCAGTCGCACCACTGAGTCTCTGCGTTCAGCAGTGTCAATGTAGTTTTCTCTGGTGTTTAAATCAGTACGGAATGCCAGTGCCTGTCCCATGAACGCCATGACGTCCAGCAAGGCAATAAATTCACTGGATTCAATGTAATCATTGAATGTTTCAGGATAGTACAAACGCAGATAGTCGATGAAACTTTTACGAAGAGTTTCAAAGTCGTAACTTTGAAAGTCGGCTTCGCGGTAAGTTTGGTAGATTTGTTTCCAATCCTCTACACCAAATATTGCTGTCTGTCTTGTGGTTGTTGCCATTTTTGTCTCGTCCGTGCTTTATTTATTAATAATAAAAACGGCGCAGTTATACGTAACTGGCATTGCGAGTAGTTTCGTCAAAGAATATACTGAGTATTTCGGCGTTGGTGGTGTTGATAATTGTAATTTGAAGTTGTATCAATATGCCATTTTCTTGAGGGAACACCTGTATGTCATTGATGGTGAGTCTGGGGTCACCAGCTGCCACACGTTGTATTTCGGCTCGCAACTCTTCTTGCAGTTGTTCCACTTGATTTTCAAACAAAAAACTGTAAATTGTGGTGCCATATCCTGGGCGGCCCGGCAGTTCACCTTGGCGAATGTTGAAAGCATTCAGGAGATCACGCTGAATCAACTCAAAGTCAGTGAGTGTGAACTTTTTGTTTTGATTGATAGTGTTGAATCCAATGAATGTGGTCATGTTGATATTTATAGTGTAATTTTCACGTTGTTTTTACTGGGGTGTTATTTCAACTGCCTATAGATTCTAATATAATCATTGATATTGTTAATAGCAGCTACTATATCTGCAAGTTCTTCGTTGAGTTTTTGATAGAGGCTTTCACTATACGGGTTGGCATTCAAGGTCCTAGTCCGAAGTGATATTGCTTTTTCTCTCACAGTTTCTAAACTATTGCGTATGGCTGTCATTTGTGCAATCGCTGCTTCTGCTGTTGCAGCGGTGACATTTTGAGCATTGACATCTATTATTCTTGTGATCAATGCACCTATTTCTTTTCTCAAAGCCTTGTTCTCATCTATCAAAGTTTGATCAGCTTTTTCGTTGCCGTAATTGGTATTGGGAACTTTGTTGTTGCCCACAACTCTGGTAGCAGCGGCATCAACTGTGGTTCGATCAACTGTGTTGGTGGCTTCTCCTGGTGGTGCTTGTTGTAGTACAGCATCATTGAGTTTTTGTTCTGCTGTGCCAACAGCAAATTGTGCTTCTTTGAACTTGGTATCAAAATCAGCTTGTTTGTCTGGTGATAATTGTCCTTTGATCCAGTCAGCTCCGGCTGCTGAATCTTTGGCAAACACCGAGGATATTCCGCCGAGTTCCTTGGCATTGAGTCCATTGAGCGGGACACCCAGTGAACTGGCTGTGGCCAAACCTGAACTCATCAAATTTTGCTGTGTCAAATTCTGTGCCGCAGGATTACTTAAAAAACTGTCAAGACCGGTGATACCGCCTGCACCGGTCCACACAGCAGGACTTTTCAACACCGATGTTAAATCATTGGATCCTTGATTGAGAAATGTACTGGCGGTACCTGGTTTTAACAGTCCTGCTGTTTCTAGTTGTGGGGCGTTGAATCCAAACTTACCCACTCCCACGGCATTGGTTATTTGATCAAAATTTTGTCCGGTGGCTGCACCAACTGACGCCATGGTGGCACGAACATCAGTGGTGCTGAGACCGGACATGGGCATGACTGCCGTGGCTGTTTTGGCAAAGTTCGCAACATCAATACCATTGGTCACTGGCACGCCAAACAGCCCACCAATTTTGGCCGAAGTCTGTTGCAGTAAAGTACCGCCATTGGTGATTCGACTTTGCAAATTGCCTGTGTTGCCCGCAGCCAGTGACTGTTTGGCACTTTGTGCAATGCTCACCAACTGATTTTGTGCTCCTTGATCTGTGCCAGGAAATCCTGCAAATCCTTGTGTCAACTCAGCTCTAGCAGCCTCTAGACCGTCAGCGGCCTGTGTTTGCGCACTGAGTATGTCGCCTGATTGAAATCCCGTGAGTCCACCAGCAGATGCTTGCTTTTGAAAAATAGCAAATGCCTGTTCACGAGTCATGTTTGGTGGCCCACTTACTTCAAAAGTACTTGATGTTTGGTCTGGATTGCTGATTAATCCAAACTTTCGAGCCAACCTTTCACCTTCGGCCCGCTCTTCAGGAGTGGCGTCTCGGGCTGGGGTTGTGGATTGTGTGCCGCCGCGACCGGTGTTGACTGTTCTGCCGTCATCCACAGGTCTGGGATTGGGCAGTGGACTGAGTCCTCGGCGCAGTCGTTCATTGTTCACGCCATCCCATACTATGGGATCATTGCCTGAATAAGTGAGTTTGTCATCAGGCGTGTTGGCACGCAATCCTCGTTCAAACGAAGTCCCTGATGCCTGCAGACTGCTGAGATCAAAAGTGAATGTGCTCATAGTGCTTTGATCACCACTCCTGCTGGCACAGCCGGTGCACCTGGTGGCGGGTTGGGTTTGCCTGGTTCCAGTTTGACTTTGACGTCTACTCCTAGATTGTGATAAGGGTAAGGTTCATGTGTGGGTGCTCTGGGTACAATGGTTTCCAAGGCAACATCTTTGACTTGCCAGCCCTTGGCAGTGTCAAACTCAGTGTCATCCAGCATGATCTTGGCTATGGGAATTGGTGCTGTGACTGTGGCTGCTGCAGGACCATTAAGATCTATTCCGCCGGCTGTGAACAACAATGCATCGCCACCATTCCATGAACCACTGGCGCTGTTCAATACTAAAGAACCATCGGCCTTGACACCAATTGTATTTTTACTGAAGATTTTAAAATCTCGCTGTGCAGAAATATTTAAATCAGTCATGGCCTCTACTGTCATAGCATTGGCAGTTTTGACTTGTATGTTGCCGCCAGCATACATGTTGATGTCACGATCAGCATGAAAGTTTATATCGCCTTGAGTGCGCATGTTGATAGAGTTGGTACTGAACACATCCACTGTGCCTTCGGCACCAAACTCCAACCATGTTTGCCCGTTAGCATGTGTTATGTAAAAAAAGTTGCCTGAGTCATTCATGGTGATCTGATGACCTTTTGGTGTGCGCAGTCTAAACAAGGCATTTTGCCCATTGATGTCACCGTCATCCATCACAAGAGTATGACCACCCATGCGACCTATGACTTCAGCTTGATCAGGTCTGATTTCATTATTTTGAATTTTTTGGCTGATGTCCTGCGGAGACATGCCGCCATTGTACACTGGTATTCCTGGAGTTGAAATACCAAAAACTTTGCTGGGAGTTTCTCGTTGACTGGTTGATCTTATGGGCCCGCGTTCAATATCTCTATTGAGCCCTTGCTGAAAGAATGCCTGAGCGGCCACACTGTGTACTGGCTTGGGCTGATTAAAAAATCTACCATTATTAACTATGGCTTCGTTGTTGACGTTGATTTCTGTGACTGGCAAATACTCATCGTCAGCAAAATACGTTTCTTGATTTTTGTTGGTGGCGACATAGTTGGCACTGCTGCCCACAGCTGGTACCATGTGTCCCAGCCCAGTGTCAGGTACCACACCAATGTAATAACCCAGCTGACGGTCTCCATTGGCAAACACACACAACACTGTGATGCCAATGTCAGGAGGAGTAAACCACATGCCATAGGCGTTTTGATTTTGAGTGTATTGGCCAATATTGTTGTCTGCATTTTTGCCTGCAGGTGTGTAGCCATAAAATCCTGGCAAATACCGCACAGTGGTCCATTTGGTGCTGTCGTTCATGTCACCACCACTGAACGTTTCAATGTATACCTGTAGCCGTCCTGCCCGTGTGGGATCCACATTGTTCATCACAATGCCTACAAATGGTCCAAATTCTGAGGGTACACCGCCACGATCCAGTTTGTAATTTTGCGGGCGACCTCTGCTGCGTTGTATTTCTTCTGACAAAATTGCTCCTTAACTTTCTCTTACTATGGTTTGTGTGCGACCCGCTGTGGCAAACGGGTTGACATTCAACGGTTGTGGCGCTGATTGTGTGGTCTTGATTGGAACCACTCCAGATCCAGTGGATGCCCGCGGATATGATGATGGACCAACTGTGCTATTGCTGTTCACAGCCGCTGGTGGTGTGGCAACAGCCACAATGTTGGTGGGTGGAGGAGCAGTGGCTGGTATAGTGCCAGTAGAGGACAACGCTGCTCCATTGGTCACTTTGCTGACTATATTGTTATTGGTGGTGGCTACAAAGTTTTGTGCTGCTGTGGGCGTCTGTGCGTTTGACCTAGACAGATTTGCCACATCTGTGGCATTGTCATTACCACTACTTGTGGTCTGCGCAGTGGTTTGCCCAGTGGACTTGCCCACAGTGTTAGTGCCATCGGGTTTGGGAAAGAAAAACAATGAGCCTTCAATGGTCTGTTCAAATTTGCCTTGTCTGAACTCACTGACCACTCGCGTGGCCTGGTAAACTGTACTTTGTATTGGCAGTCGATCTTTGTTGTTTCCCCCGGCATAAGGGTCTGCCAGCCCGGTGGTTATATTATAGTCGTTGGGACGTTGCCATGAAATTTCAAACATTACTTGTTCAGAATCAAAATTTATGGTACCATCAGGAAAAAACGGTGAAAAACTGAATTCTTTGGCATTGACGCCACCGGATATACTACCTTGTTGAATCCAACTTGGATCTCCTATGATACGCATTTTGGTAGTGCCCATGTCACCAGGACTATAGAGATATTCGGCAGCATTGGCCTGCACCTCCAGCGCACGACCGTCTTCGCCTGCTCTACTTTCGGAGCTGGCAGCCAAGTAAGTATACTTGGGTATTTCTCGCATGCTGGCAGTGAACAATTCTCTTTGACGTGCTGCCACACTGTCTTGCGCATTGGTGCCAGTTACTGTTAGGTTGTAAAGACTGTTGAAGTTGGCAGTGAAATCCAGCACTGCGGTATTGGCACCAGTGAACCAATAGGGATATGATTTATGCACGCCACGGAATCTTGTGAGTGGGAAATATCTAGATTCAAAGTTTTGCAAAAAATAAGGAGTCACAATGAACAAAATGTCATAGGCATAGTCTCGACGTTTGGGATCATATTTTTTGTTTTGCGTTGCTTCAAAACTGATTTCATACCATTTCATGGGCTTTGTAAGGTCTCTTTTGGGATTGGGAGTTTCAATTTGAGTCTTGGCATCTATCACTGTCAACTGCTGATCCAGTATGTAACTGCTGTTTCTGATCACAAGGTCAATGGCCTGCACCAACTGCATGCCAGCAGTGACACTGAAGTTGCGATTTGAGATGTCCACAGGGTTTTTTGCTGGATCAAGTGCTTGATTTGGATCTGGAGGTCCCATGGGACCATCGTCTGCCTGGTTAATTCTGCCAGGCAATCTCAGTGTAGCATCGCCAATGCCACCAGCAAACTCAATGGCATAAGTGTCTGCCACATCATAAATGCCTTTTTTTACCAACTCTTGCTGATATGCATTCATTGCTCCCATGAGTCCTTGTTTGATCACCAGCTTGCCACTGGGTGCCGCAGATGCCTTGGGCGGAGGTGGCTGCGCTGTTGATCCAGAAACAGCCTGTGGAGAAAAGTCTGGCCGAGAAAATGCACCACCTGTGGTTGTGGAGTTTCCTGGACTGGCGTTGGGTGCTGTGCCGGATGTGTATTGCAAACCATTGCCCAGCAACGCACTCACTGACGATGCTGTAAACTGTGTGTCATAAGGCACAGTGCCGCGACGGGTGCCGCCAGCAACCATTTGACCAATGGGTGCGCAGTGAAAATCATAAGTGACCAGTTTTGAACTCACACTCCAGTCAATTTTTTTAATGATAAATGGTATGAACTTTTCTACAACAGCATTGGGGTCTGTTAGCCCTGTGTTGGGGTCAGCAGCGCCAACTGCCATCAGGTTGCCATTGATGTCATAGCCATACCAGCGTATGACCATGAGATAGGCTGCTGCTGTGTAATTGATGGGTTGATTCTCACCTTGCACCTGTCCAGCATCTTGCACTGCACGATACAGTCGGTCCAACAAGGTGATGTTGCCAGGCTCTATCACAGTGAATTTGAGATCTGTGACCATGTGGGCTGTTTGCGTGGCCCGTCCAGGCAAAGCATTGTCTATGGTGATAGAGTCAATGTAAAAATCCTGGGGAAACGCAGGGTTTCTACCAAAGTCGTCCACACCCAGATCATCAAGACCTTCAGTGCCTGGATTTCGTCCGCCCACTTCACCTGATCCTTTGCCCAGGAATCCACCCCGGTTGGTGGGTGCGCCACCACTTTGAAACAGCAAAAAATATCCGTTGATGTCTTTTTTCTTTCTGCGCAACAAACGTTCATACTGCAAGGTGCTCATCAAATACACACTGGCGCTGTAGGTGTAGCTGGCGAATCTGTCCAGCACATTGGGCTGTGGTGTTATTTCGTTTGTGGCTGTGAGATTGCCTGACTCGTCAATCTTTTTCTGTGTAGCGTAAACATTGACCGGATCCAACGATGGCGCGGCATCTTCGTTGTTTTTATTTACATTGCTGTTGCTGTTATTTGTGTTGTCAACACCATTGGGGAGAATTGGAGGTGCTGCCATATATTAGAATCCCAATACAGATTTGAGTGTGGTGATTTTGGGCAGATAGATCGTGGTGCCCACTACAAAATCCAAGGGCGGTTTGGTCAGTGTGTTGGGGTTGCGTTGATAAAACACCCACCACAGTCGAGCATCACTATAAAGGTCATGTGCCAACAAGTCTGGACGATATTGATAAGTGAGATTGATGGTAAAATTCAAGTCATCACTTTCCTTGGGCAAGGGTCGATCCACCATGACATCAAGATAGAACTGATTGTATCCTGTGAGAAAATACGGGCTGGTTGCGTCATAGTTGGCCATTACCAGAACCCTCCTTTTAGCAATTGTCCACTGGCATATTCTTTCATGTTGAACAACGTGCTTTGTTGGTTGCGTGTTTGTATGGGCATGAGGGTGATGCTTATTTCACAACGAGTGGGAACATAGGTACTATTGTCAATCATGTTTATGCTTTGTAGATCCAGCAAAGTCTGTGCCGGAACATTGGGCAACGCCCCTTTGGGCAATGCAGCAGTACGCAGTCGAGCAATCACAGCCTCAATGGGATTGAGGCCAGTTTGTGTCTTGGTTTGTCGATCACCCAGGTTCACATTGTAGTTGTTGGGCTTGGTTCGAATGTAGTCACAGTTGTTGGGCATGCTGTAGTTGAATGTTCTGACCACACAGGGTTGGTTGTTGAACTGGTACTGTCCCAGGCCAATAAGATATACCAAGGGAGGTGGAGTGCCGCGAAAATCATCTTTGGCCCCGTAGAACATCTTGGTCACTGAACGAAAGAAATGTATCACTGCCAACAAGTAATTGGCTTCAGCTGTGTCTTGTGCAGTGAATTCTCCACTGATGTTGATATCGCCCACATATGAACTTTTGTAAAACTGTCCTCGATAATTTGAGTGTGTGAGGTCTGTTTGATCATAGTTGGCATTGTACGAGGTGGTAATGTTGGGCATGTAGGGAAACACCACACCGCCACTGGCTGCCAGTGGTGCTAATATGCTGGTCGCCACATCCTTATCTTTGTACAGGTACGAGGCTCCGGGTGCCAGTCGCAGGCGCACACGCCAGTCGCCGTTGGCAGGCGATTGAAACTCGGCCGCTACTGCTGCCTCACGCTTGAGTTGTTCTTCTTGTGCTGCGTCAAATGCAGCGTCTCTACCAAAATTTAACTCGTTGGCTTTGTTTTGCTCAGCTGTTGCCGCAGTGTAATACCCGCTGCTGGGCCCTGTTTCCACAGGTGCAGGTTTGTTAATAGCAGTAAGCACATTTTGTTGAGTTTGTTCAATAGTTAAAGCAGCATTGGGGTCAGCTTGCGACACAGGTTCTGCTCTTGTGCCAAGATTGCCTTGATTGAACGCTGGCCCAGCAGCTGCCGAACCAGGCACAGCAGGAGGTTGGAACACCGTGGGCGCAGAATCTACGGGTCCAGCGGCCACAGGCACGTTAGGATCAGGCGGATTGCTTTGCTGCGTGAAAGATGTGATTTCTTGTTGAACAACCACAAGATCATTTAGGGCCTGTCCGCGCTGAATGATCAACGCCTGTTGTTGTTGTGGCGGTGTGTCAGCAGCTGATATCTGTTGTGTGAGCCGTGCAATCTGTTGTTCTAACAATGCTGCCTGTGCTTGTAACTGAGCCGGTGTTGCCATTTTATGTTCCTATCTGTTATTTACCCAAATTAAAAACCACACACTTAAAGAAAGGTTGACAAACGTTGTATTTGTGCTACAATAAGTACATATCTGGAGAAACCCCGCTGATGACACTAATTGCCAAACCCGCTGCCAAGGTCAACTACCTTAACAACCGTGACATCTTGAAAGAAATCCATCTCAGCAAAAACACCTACTGTGCTTTTCGAGACAGAACAACTGATCATCAGTTTGACATGATCCTGCCCTCAGTGGACAAAATCAATCAAAAGACCATTGCAGAAGCACGCCGCAATCGTGCTGACCGTCACAAGCGCGAGACTGGTGAAGTGATTGATCCCAAAAAAATACCCAATACAGAAGTGGTTTTCCGCATTATGACTTGGGAACACATACCCATGGCACCCAAAAAAATACCAAAAACTGCCACTAAAAAGAAAAAGATCGAAGACATCTTGGACTTGGATGATGTTGTAGAAGATCCGCTGGCGGATCTTGTTGAGGACGTTGTGCTGGACCCCACACACATGCGAGTGAACTTTCCCCCGTTCTGGCATTACAGGCTAGACGAGGACAAGAACCCTGTGCTGGTGGGCAAAAGCCACTGGCGTGGTGATTTGGACTCTGGCGAGTTTTCCAAGGATCATGGCAACATGACACGCAAACTGGCCACTATGTTTATGAAACTGTGTGAACGTTATGCCACAAGATCCAACTGGAGAGGATACACTTACAATGAAGAAATGCGCGGACAAGCCCTGTTACAACTCAGTCAAATCGGCTTGCAATTCGACGAATCAAAATCGCAGAATCCTTTTGCGTATTATACTGCCGCTATCACTAATAGCTTTACTCGCATCTTGAACATTGAAAAGAAAAATCAAAACATCCGTGATGACATTTTAGAAATGAACGGCTTGAATCCTTCATGGACACGCCAGAATTCTGGACGAGCCAGTATGGCAGCTATGAGTGGCCCAGTGACCACCACCTATGAAGAATGATCAGCACTGTTCCTATAATTTACAGTGCTGGCAGCTACGGCACTTATGTTGAATGGTGTTTGACCACGCTGTGTTCTACAGACGTCATTCGAGCACCATTCAACACCGATGGCAGCAGTCATGGGTTTGAAGGAAATTTTTTGTCAGGAATGCTGGACTGGCGCAACTACTTGTCAACCAACAATCAACACAAATTTGTAAGACTGCACCCCAAGACATCAGCTGAAGAATTGTTAACAAACAATTTAACAGAGATCTTAGAGTCGGTGTCCAACATCATTTACTTGTATCCAGACCGAGACAGCATGATGTTGAGTGTGAACAATTATCTTTCCAAACCATGGCATGATTGGTGGTCGCACCATTTTTCCACATCAATAGACGTATCAAAAATTTATTCAAATTGGGCAGTCAGCAATACACCAATTGAAGAAATTCCCACATGGATTCGCAGAGAATTTTTAAGTTTTTATCTAATGCCTGCTTGGTACGATCAAGTTGAGTGGTATCATTTGGATGCGTGGAAACATCCAAGGTCGCACGATATACTCATAAAAGATTTATTATACAACTTTGAATCGGTCATGTCCCGATTACAACAAGCACTTGATCTCAATTTTGTTAGACCAATTTCTGATTTGCTACCATATCATGAAACAAATTTACAACTGCAGATACATAACAATCAAGATCAGCTGTGCAAAAACATTGTTGATTCCATTGTGAACAATTTTGAGTTTGACTGGTCTGATCAAAACCTGCCATTGGCCAGCGAATCTTATGTTCAATGGCAACTGAGGAATTTAGGCTATGAAATAAGGTGTCATGAACTTGACAAGTTCCCCACAAATAGTGTACACTTGAAGGAACTACTCTACACCATATGAACCTATTTAAAAAAGCCGCAGTCTTCACAGACATACATTTTGGATTGAAGTCTAACAGTCAAACACACAATGACGACTGTTTGGATTTCGTCAAATGGGCCACTGCCACTGCAAAAGAACAAGGTTGCGAAACTTGCATGTTCCTAGGAGACTGGCACAACAACAGGGCCAGCTTAAATATTGTTACCCTGAGCTACAGCCTCCGGGCCCTGGAGCACATGAATGACAACTTTGATCGGGTATATTTCATTCCTGGCAATCACGATCTTTATTATCGAGACAAGCGCGATATTCAAAGTGTGGAGTGGGCCAAACATTTGCCGAAAGTTCAAATTTGCAATGATTGGTTCAGTCATGGTGACGTTGTTATTGCTCCTTGGCTATGCGGCGATGACCACAAACGCATACCCAAACTAAAGGGTAAATATATATTTGGGCATTTTGAACTGCCCGGCTACTACATGAACGCCATGGTACAAATGCCAGATCATGGCACAGTACAGCGCGGAGACTTTGGTGGTTTTGATCATGTGTTTACCGGACACTTCCACAAACGTCAAACAGCCAACAACATCACTTACATTGGCAACTGCTTCCCACACAACTATGCTGATGCCGGTGATGATGAACGTGGCATGATGATCTTGGAATGGGGCAAAGAGCCCGAGTTTCATGCATGGCCCAATCAGCCCAGATACAGGGTACACGGGCTTGCCAATCTAATTGACAATGCAGCCACGTTGCTTGCACCTAAAATGCATGTGCGTGTGAACTTGGACATTGAGATCAGTTATGAAGAAGCCAATTTTATCAAAGAAACATTTATCAAGGATTATAGTCTGCGTGAAATGGCCCTGATACCCAACAAGACTTCGGGCGTGGATGTGGACCTGGCGCCAGGTGATGTCAAATTTGAATCAGTGGACCAGATTGTTACCGATCAACTCACAAATATTGAGAGCGAATTCTATGACAACAAACTGCTACTGAAGATTTATCAGACCTTATGATTAACCCAGAAAACATAAAACAATTTTACAATCAGAATCAATTTCCAGGGCATTATACCAAAGAGAGTCTGTCATATCACAAAGATCAGATTAAAAATCCATATCTATTGCTAATCGATCAACACTTGACTTCTGGCAGTCATGTATTAGATCTTGGGTGCGGGACTGGGTTGATCAGTAATTTGTTTGCCAGTAGATATCAGGATTGCCAGTTCACTGGAGTAGACTTTTCGGATGCAATTGATTACGCAAACAACTATGCAAAATTAAATGACATAACAAATGTCACTTACAAAAAACAAGATGTACTACAGTTTGATAGTAGCACACAATTTGACATTGTAATTTGCCAAGGGGTACTGCATCATATTCCAATGCATAACAATGCTGTAGAAAAAATAAAATTGTTAGTTAAATCTGGTGGCACGTTGATAGTAGGTCTGTACCATCCTGGTGGCAAATTATTAAAAAAAATAGTTAACATAGACTACAAAAGCAAGATACTTAAAATCGATCAAGAGTTGGTGCCGTATGAGACTAGTTTTTTATGCTCTCAAGTCAAGTCTATGTTTAGCCCGTTTGCCCTTGTTGATTCATACCCAAAAATAGGTTTACTTACTGCTATCAAATCTATCTTCAACTATCGCAACGGTGGGCTAATAACTTATGTGTTCAAAAAATTATGATTAAACTGTTCAAATCTATCTGGTTTCGCATTGTGTTAGACTATAAGTTTAGGAAAAAACTTAAAGAGTCTAAACACGAGGATCCATATCTTTACAAATGAGGAGATTTGTGTGAGCTTATTTTTTATCGGGTGTAGCCATACATATGGCGATGACTTGGATGACCCACATACTTTGGCCTGGCCAGCGTTGGTTGCTAGAGCAAGAAACAAAGAATTTTTAAACGTTGCAGTAAGTGGTGGCACCAACGAACGTATCATGTATCACACTATCAAACATGTTGACGAGTTTGATGAATTTTACATTGCATGGACCTTTACCAATCGATTTACTCGATATCGAGAAGATAACAATCACGAAATCAACTTCAATCGATTACTGAGTAACACCATGTACGGAAACGATCCTAGCTACTACGACTATGGTAAAATACATTATACTTTTTGGCATAACGAACTTTATGCATTCAAGTTGTGGTTGCAACAAATTATTTTGTTACGAACATTTTTAGAAAGCAAGTCAAAAAAATATCTCATGCTGAATTCTGCCGATAATCATATAGATAGGTGGAGTTCCGGTTGGCAAGACTTTAATAATAGTGTAAAATCACTTTTGTGTTTTGACTTAATGAACGATGATCAACTATATGCTGAGCATGTTGAGATCCAAACGTTACTAGGCCAAATTGACTTTTCAAAGTTTTACAAATGGGGCGAGTGGAACATTGACGCCTTGACTAGAGTATATCCAATTGGGCCAACGCGGCATCTTCTATCTGAAGGACACAAGGCTGTAGCAAACAGTATTCTAACACATGATCCAAATTAAAAATCTTACCGTTAAGAACTTTATGAGTGTGGGCAATGCCACACAGGGTATTGACTTTGACCGTCAAGACCTTACCTTGGTACTGGGTGAGAACTTGGACCTAGGCGGTGACGGATCTCGTAACGGCACAGGCAAGACCACAATCATCAATGCACTGAGTTATGCATTATACGGCAATGCTCTAAGCAATATTCGCAAGGACAATCTGGTAAACAAAACCAATGGCAAAGGCATGTTGGTCAGTCTTGACTTTGCTGTGAATGGTAAAACATACAAGATTGAACGTGGGCGCAAGCCCAATGTGTTGCGCTTCTATGTGGACAGCGAAGAACAAACTGCCACAGACGATGCCCAAGGTGACAGTCGTGAAACACAAGATGCTATTGAACGTGTGTTTGGCATGAGCCATGACATGTTCAAACATATCCTGGCCTTGAACACCTACACAGAGCCGTTCTTGAGTTTGAAAGCCAACGAACAACGTACCATAATTGAGCAGTTGTTGGGTATTACAGTATTGAGTGAACGTGCTGAGCGTATCAAGGAACTCAACAAGGCCACCAAAGACTCAATTACCTCTGAAGAGTTTAGAGTACGTGCAGTGCAAGAAGCCAACAAGCGTATTGAAGAACAAATCGAAAGCCTGCGCCGTAGACAGGGGCTGTGGCAAAAGAAATACGACAGCGACTTGGCTTATCTTGTGGGGCAATACGATGATCTAGCCCGAGTCAATATTGAAGCAGAACTGTTGGCACACAAAGATCTTGCTGTGTGGAATGAAAAGAAAAAGCAAGCAGATTCACATGATCGATTGTTGGCATATCAAACTGCATGGCAACAAACACAAACCAAAGAGATTGCAGCGTTAAAAGTCAGTTACGTTCAACTCGGTCATATTGACATTGCTGCAGAACTACAAGCACACCAAGACTTAGCCGCGTATAATCAAAAGGTCAAGGACATTGCCGAACTTGAAAAACTAATTGCTCGTTGTGTCACAGATGAAGCTCGAGAACAAAAGACTTCAGATAAACTGCGAGTAGAGATTGCTGAGCTAGAAGCACATAAGTGTTATGCCTGTGGTCAAGAGTTTCATGACGGTGCTCACGAAAGTGTGCTGGAAGCCAAACACAAGGCGTTACAAGAGTCTGCACTACAAGCCTTGTCCACCAACGGTCAGTGGATTGAAAATACTGATTCACTCAAAGCATTGGGCGAGCTGGGGGTCAAACCTACTACCTACTACAAAACTGAAGCAGAAGCCATTCGACACAGCAGTGAAGTAGAAAACTTACAGCAAAAGATTGAGGACAAATCAGCAGAAGCAGATCCTTATGTTGAACAACTTGCAGGCCATGTGCCTGTGGAACTGGGTGCTCCTCCTGTTACACATTACGACACAGAAGCACAGGCTGTTAAGCACTCTGCACAGGTAAATAATTTACTACAACAGATCACCAGCAAACACGCTGAAACTGATCCCTACAGCGAACAGATTGATGACATGCAACAACAAGCATTGCAAGTTGTTGACTACAACAAGATTAACGAACTGACCAAAATACAAGATCATCAAGAGTTCTTGTTGAAACTGCTCACAAGCAAGGACAGTTTTGTTCGCAAGAAGATTATTGATCAAAACTTGAGTTACCTGAACGCTCGACTCACATGGTATCTGGATCGAATTGGATTGCCACACACCGTGAAGTTCCAAAACGATTTGAGTGTAAGCATCGAGGAACTGGGACGTGAATTGGACTTTGACAACTTGAGTCGCGGTGAACGCAATAGACTTATTTTAAGTATGTCATGGGCATTCCGTGATGTGTGGGAAAGTTTGTATCACCCTATTAACATTTTGTTTATTGACGAAATGATTGATTCTGGTTTGGACACACAAGGTGTAGAAAACGCTCTGGCATTGCTGAAGAAAATGACCCGTGAGCGCAACAAATCAGTTTGGTTGGTATCGCACAGAGACGAACTGACCAGCCGTGTGGAAAATATTTTGCGTGTTGTGAAAGAAAATGGATTTACTAGTTATAACACCGATGTTGATGTTACATAAGCAATTTATAGTTTAATCACTATGAATATTCATTTACAATGGTACCACGGAGACATGATTTTACAAGACCATGAGCTGCTGGATTTTGTCACACACAATGATATTCATAAAATTAAATACATTGGCGATAGCAAACATCTAGAAGATATCTTAGGAAAAAAAAGTGCTGCAGGAGACATGTGTATCTATCTGGTAAATTCATTTTTTGACTTGGAACAAGTTGTGGAAACTTGTAATAAAGAAATTAAGTGTTTACCGTTAAATGGAATTTTTTATTTGTCGCTAAACAAATTTCTTTTGCAGCCTATACCACAACAAGATATCAATGCAAATTATGACTCTGCGTTATATAACTTTATTATTGACCGTGTTCAGTTTCCGTTACTTCGTTATTATAGCGGAACAGTAGACGGTGGTCGAAGATTCAATTGGGTGCATCCATTGACTAGATTTTATTTTATAAATGAAAATACTAACAAAAATTTCTTCTGACATAAGTTCAAATTTAATTCATGCTCGACAACAATATGAATGTAATTTGTATGACATCTCTGACACTGTGTTACACTATGTTACAATGCAATTGGTCACTGGCTCGACATTGGTGTTGTTTTCTGGTGGCCCACGTCTTAATTTTTTGGCCAACTATATAGAACCAAAAATGTTTTCACACATAGATGTTGACTGGAAACCAAATACAATTTTTATAGATCCATCACAATGTAATCTTTTGCACTACGTGATAAAAAAATTAGCGCCAGCAAACTTGTTAATTTTACATTCAACAATCTTTATGCAGTATAGACCATGGCAGGAAATTCACAAAGACATCAACCACCTCAAAAATTTCACAGAAAAAATCATTGTGACTTTGCCGTTGTGTAGATTTGATTACAATCGACTCAAATACTCAGCTATGGATATTGCTGATTTACTGGGAGGTGTCATAGTTGACGACACTGTAGTAATATGCCAATAAAATTATTAAGATGGCAGTCTGGCATGGCCGGTGACACTGTGTTGAAATTGTTATTGGATTCTGATCAACATTTACAAAGCCAAAATCGCTACATTTCATTGCACAATGGGCAAACTTTGATAGATCACAATTATTGCCAGAGTTTCAAATACGATCAAATTTCACAAATGTCATTGATCAATTTTTCTGCTGTCAACAAACTTCAATTGTTTGATCAACTTTGTCAGCTAGATCAAAGTGATTTAACAGCACATTGGATGCTTAAAACCCATTGTTACTTTGATTTTCCATATCCAGTGATTGACATTGTTGCTGGTCCAGAATTCATGCCGTTTGTGATCAAAGCCAGTTTGCAAAAAAATCCAGAGATATTAAATTATCATGTTTTAATGTCCAAGATCAAAGACCCAGAGTTACTGTACAAATTCAATTGCTTTAACTATGCTCAGGATCTAGTGCAGAACAAGCCACTCAGTGATCAACAGATCTCTCTACAAGATATACTCAGTGGGTGGGACATTTTTGTTACAGCTCTAAAACAAGTTGATTTAGAAATTTCGCAAAAATGCCAAGTTTATTACTCTGAATGGACTGAACAAAATAAAAAATTCATGCCCAGTACGGTCTTTACTCAGTTAATTCAACACAACAACTTTGATTACAATTGTGCAGGCCTAACACTAGAGGAAAAATATTGTATGTTGTCTCTAGCTGGAAAAAAATTTAAAGTGTTGACCTAAAAATCAATCATGTTTGAAAAGTTGCCCTATGTTTAACTACAAAAATATTGCGGAGTATCAGATAGAAATTACCTCTTATTGTAATGCTGCCTGTCCTCAGTGTCCCCGTAACAAATTAGGCACAGGTATCAATCCTTACATGCCACTTGTACACTTATCACGTGTGACAATTGATCAAGTGTTTGACCGTGAATTATGCCAGCGACTAAAGCAAGTGTTTTTCTGTGGCAGTTATGGTGATCCCATAATGCATCCAGATTTCTTGGCAATACTACGTGACTTTAGATCTAAAAATCCCACGCTGTGGTTGTACATACACACCAATGGCGGAGCACATGACGCTGACTATTGGGCAGAGATAGCTGGTATCATGAATGGATATGGGCAAATAGACTTTGGCATTGATGGATTAGCTGACACTTTACATTTGTACAGAAAGAATGTACAATACAACAAGGTTATCGACAATGCCACTGCTTTTATCAACGCAGGTGGGCGGGCACAATGGAACTTCATTGTGTTCAAACATAATGAATATCAAATTGACTTGGTCAAACAATACGGCAAGGCTTTGGGATTTCAAAATGTACTGATACGCAAAACCGGTAGATTTTTAGATCACCACACCATGACTGAACTGGATTCATGGCCTGTGGCCAACGAAAATTATGTGCTTGAGCCTCCCAGCCAAGAGCAGTATAGAAATCGTAGCATGCAATATTTGCCTGAGCTTAAAAAACAACATATCAACATTAAAGAATATTTTGACACCACACCCATACGTTGTGATGCCTTGAAGGGCAACAAGGTAGCAATTAATGCTGAAGGCACAGTATTGCCTTGTAATTTTTTCAATCACAATTTGTATGATGCAAGATTTAGAGATGGCACATTGCCTGGCGCCAACCCGTTGAGTACCGTGAATGGTAAAAATCAAGTGCGTGAATTTTTAGAACGGTATGGGCTAGACAATTTGAACATACATCACAACACGTTGCCTGAAATATTTGCCAATGAATTTTGGTCTGATCTCTCAGCGTCATTCAACAACAGTAATAGACTGTTTGAATGCGCAATGACCTGCGGTGAACAATTTACAAAAGTATGGGATCAAGGAGGATCCAACAAATGAAAATGTTAGTAACAGGTGGCAGCCGAGGACTAGGGCAACATCTAGCTGATGTGTTTGGTGCAGACAGTGCAAGTCGTGCCAATGGATTTGATATCAATCATAATACACAGGAGATTGCCACGCTGAGTTTAGAATACGATGTGTTTGTAAACAATGCATTTGATGGTCCCCCACAAGAATCCTGGGCCAATTTTGGTCAGGCGCAGTTGTATTTTGCTGTGTATGATGCCTGGCGAACTGCTGGCAAGAGTGGTTGGATCTTCAACGTTGGTAGTTCAGGTGAAAAACACATTGTTGCGCCAGAACCAAGATTTGAAACATATCGTGTGGCCAAGGCAGCGATTAGTCACGCTAGCCGACAAGGCACGCAATCATTCAAACAAAATCTAGTGAAGTTTAGAACCACGTTGATCACACCAGATCGATTGAATACAGAACTAAGCCGTAGCAGACCTACTTGGACTGGAAACGGTATAGCATTAACAGATATTAGCAATTTTATAAGATACGCTACCACAGTGTCTCCGAATACTGTGATAGAAGAGGCAACTTTTTACGTGAACTTTGAACACAAGGCATAACTATAGCACGAAAGGCAATTCCCCAAAACTCACATGACATGGCAATATCAAGACACCCCAGTTGAGACTTTACCCGAAGAATGTGTGGGATTTGTTTATCAGATCACAAATAATCTATCTGGACGCAAGTACATAGGCAAAAAATTAGCGAAATTTAGTAAAACAACCTACAAGACAGTAAAACAAAAGAACGGCATCAAAAAGCGGAAGAAGATACGAACAAAAGTCGATTCAGACTGGCGTGAGTACTACGGGTCAAGCCCAGAATTAACCGCAGACGTAATCACACTAGGCACCGAAAACTTCTCCAGAGAAATACTTTACTATTGCAAATCAAAGTCTGAATGTAGTTACATTGAGGCAAGAGAACAGTTTGCAAGGCGAGTATTGGAATCAACAGGATATTACAATGGCCATATCTCAGTCAGAGTACATGGCTCACACATCATAAACAAAATTTAATCAACATGATAGTCATTGCAGCAATGCCACTGATTGAAACAAATAGAGCACTAGCCGCTCCGGCAGTGCTTAAATCTGTACTGGCACAGCACGGCATTGATAGTGTAGCATTGGATCTCAATGTAGATATTTTTTTAAAATTTAAAACCAGTACCCATCAATCTTATCTTAAAGATTTTTTTTACAACCAAATCATACGTGATGAGATCATTGATGAAGTCAATTCAATGTTGCATTATTCTGCAAATCAAATTGTAAAACTTAACCCAAAAATCATTGGGTTAAGTTTGTTTGCTGCTGATTGCCAAGTATTTACAACATGGTTATGTGCATTGTTAAAACAGATGATTCCAAACGCTATGATTGTGATAGGTGGCCCAGGTATATTAAATTACGATTATGCTGAAAAAATAAAAAAAGCAAAGCTAATCAACGACTACATCAGTGGTGATGGCGAGATATCATTTTTAAACTACATCCAAGGCAATATGGAAAATCCTGGAATCAATACGTCAACTTGGCAACCAGTTGAGGATCTCATGAAACTGCCATATCCTGATTATTCTGATTACAATCTTTATTGGTACGGAGAACCATCTATACCATTAATTGATAGTCGTGGTTGTGTAAGGAGTTGTGAATTTTGTGACGTGATCGAAATATGGAAGAAGTTTCAATACAAATCAGCCGACTTTATATTTGACGAAATGATGTATCAAATTGACCAACATCATGTCTATCACTTTGATTTTAGAAGCAGCATAACCAATGGCAATCTACGAGAGTTCAGAAAACTGATAGTCAAGATTGCCGAGTACAATCAAAAAAAATTCAGAAGCGAACAGATAAGTTGGGAAGGGTCATTTATCATACGACCACAAAACAGCCATCCTGAAGAAATGTGGGCTGTACTTCAACAAAACAATGCTATCTTGTTTTTTGGTGTAGAAAGCGTGATACCTCGAGTGCGGCATCTCCTTGGCAAAAATTTTGAAAACTCTGACCTCGATTATCATTTACAGATGACACAGAAGTATAGTATACTAGTAGACTTATTGATGATCTCAGGGTATCCATCGGAAACACATGAAGATTATGAAACTATCAAACAGTGGTTCAGAGATCGAAAACATTTTGCAAATAATTCTGTTAAGTCAGTACAGATAGTACCATTGGGCATTATACCTAACACCCAATTATATCGTGATTCTAAAAAATATAATATCATAAATGCAGATTCTGCACGGGGATGGGTTAACCAAGAGTTAAACATATCTCCAGCACAACGAACAATTCATCATAACGAACTTAAAAAAATATGTAGCAAAGAATGTAATTTTGTAGTGGTATGAACACAGATCTAAATTTATTCTTAGAATTTGAGCCAGGTATCAAATCAGTAGATGTGGTCATACAAGATTGTGACGGAAACATACTATCTGATATAAAACAATTACACAATCAACCCGTAAAAGTAGACTGCAAAATAAAATTACCAAACAAAATTTCAATCATACTTAATAATCAAAATAATAAATTTGTTAAACTTTCTAATTTATGGTTAGGCAATATAGAAATCAATCCGCAAGTACTGTTGCAATTGTGCGAGTTTAAACCAACACACTTAGACACAACAGAATTTAGTACAATTTGGAATGCCAACGGAGTTGTAAGCATTAATATTTTTGACAAGGATTTTACTTTGTTTCTATTGCATTATCATAATCACATTAAACTTTAATTTAATCACGACTCTGTGCTGAGTGCAATGACTCAGCCCCATTGAGGAACGGTGCAATACCCGGTCCAGACTTGGGCGTCAAAGAACAGCTACTAACTTAAGGCAGCAAACGATTCGGGCAATGTGAAAAAGATACAACCCGTGCTCTTAGAACTTGGATCTATTTCGGGTTACTAGGGTTCCGTTGATACGTGAAGCTAGAGTAGGGGGTACCGGTCAACCGCCTCCGTGTTGGAAACAACAATCTCTTTAGAATAGATGACTGCGGTCACTCAGATGATGCCGTCAATTCACCGTGCATACGGTGAATTATGACCACAGTATCTAGATGATACTTAGAAGACAATACGTTGATGAACGAAGTGAAATCAACAGATGTACGCAGTACATCTTTAATCGTCTAGGTTGGTATCTGGCCAATCTCTAAACAATGCATGTTGAATGTTGCCACTAACAAACTGATTGAAGCTTTTGTGTTTTGTTTCAAGATCACCTTTGAGTGGAGCAACACGTTTGAATGCTTGATCCATTTGTGCCATGTCTTTAAACTCCATGATGATCATCCATTCAGGCATGTCTGCTATACTACGAAATCCCATCTTGCAGCGTGTGATTCTATAAGTTTCCATTCGGCCCTCATCAATCAAATGATCAAAGAAACTTTTCATTCCGTTGACCCAGTCGATATCTGATATGTCGCCTTCTTTATCTGCCCATATAGTGTATAAGTCTGCCATAATTTACTCCAGTGGTCCTAATATTTCAAATCCGTCTATTTCACTTTTGTACAAGTGTGCTTGTTCAAGGTACAAGTATCGGAATCCTCGTGCTTTGTATATGGCACACTCTGTTTTCATTGTTTCTATGCCCATTCTTAATTTGGGATTGTGGTAAGTCCACGCAAACTGATCGCACAAGGCATTGTGTTCGTCATAACGTTTGATCAACGAAAATGCCACTAACTTGGCCCGGTCATAGTATCCAATTATATCAGTCATTGGATCTGTATAACGTGCATCAAATATGGGCATCACACTTGAAAACTTTTTGTAAATGCAATAGTCGCGATAGATAGTGTTGAGTACGGCAATATCTGGCCGAGTTATGTACATCCATTCTACGTCTATACTGTAGTTGGTCTTGCTGAGATCAATTCTAGCAAACTGATAACTGCTCATCTTGGATCCACTCTGTGCTCGAACAGCCCAGTTAGATATTCTTCAGGCCAGGTGTGATAGAATCCTTTTGAGCCCATTTGCTTGGCTGCTGTGTTTAGCTTGCTGAGACTTTGTACCAGTACCAAGGCATATTTGCCTTGATTCATTACGACCCCGTTGACATTTTCTACGTCAGCAGGGTGATCCTCTAGGGCCAGCATGTCACGTGCCAGCAAAATTTCTTGGTTGGCTGATTCAATTGAGGAGTGAAAACATGCATAAGGCCACTCCTCAGGATCATAAGCATACACAATAACTTCATACCGGCCCATGCCCCATCTTGCTCGATTGCGCAGATCAAAGTAAGGATCTGCACCAGTCAAAACCTGTATGGTCTTATTCAATCTGGCTTGCCGAGCAAACGGACAAGGAGGCCAGCCACCTAAGCTGGGATGAGGGACTTCTACAAAAGTTTCACTCCATGCCAGTATGTCAGCAGTAACAGTTTCAATATCCATTAAAAGTAAGGTAAGTTAGATTTCTTTGTGGTTTCAATATTTTCTTTGGCCAACTCACTGACCAGTTTTCTTTCTGTGGAACTCATCTGCATAACATCGTTGTATGTGGCACCACCGCGCATGTACCAGGCCAATCTCAAACTTTCTGATCTGATTTGTTCAGCCTCCTGATCTAAGCGGTCTACATAGGAACTGATTTGTTCAGGAGAAGAGATTAGGAGGCGGATGCGAAAAAATTTGCAATGTCCAGATCCATGGGTTGATTGTATTCATGACTGCATTCGGTACAGACAATTTTCAATGGTGCAATCTCGCTTTGTTGTCGCAGTGATACCACATGATCTCGAATTTGATTGTAAATTTTGCTGTCACAGTTTCTCAAAAATTCTTCAATTTGCTCATGGTTGGTCACAGCAGCACCGGGTGTTTTGATCACAGCAATGCTTTGAGTCACAATGTTGATGGTGAGATCAGTTATGATTTTCATGGCCTGTGTTAAGCGAGTCATCTTTTCTTCTTCTGGCAAGTCTGATGCGGGCAACACACTCAAGAGTTTTTGCTGTTCAAATTGCGCAATACTGCTGGCGTTTTGTTGTTCATAGTTCACAGGATTAAAAACAATTTCCAAATCGCCATAGTCAATGGTCTCAGCAAAGTCTGGTGAACGAATTTGGTCCAGCACAGTGCGCATGTCCAAGGCATATTCTTCTTCGTGATTGCATGAGGGACAGGTGGTGTTCAGTGCCATCTCATGTCCATAGCTGGCAATGCGTATGGCAATCAGCAACGGGCTGACATCAATATTGGGCATGTGCCAGGCATTTTTTATGTTGGGCACACAACTTTGAATCACAGTGACCACGGCCTGACCGTTGAACAAGGCATCTGGAGTGCGATAGGTAATTTCGTCAATGGCAGTCATGGGATAGATTGGCAGTTCACCGTTGGCAGGTAAATCCAAGGACGCAGCCGGCCAGTATCGTCCAGCACTGGGCAACTTCAAGTAGATGGCAGGTTGTCGGAAAAATTGTCGCAGCGGATTGTGAGATTGGGTCATTTTGATACCTATAAATATAGTTCTACTTATAGGTACAGCACCATGACGCCAGAAGAAAACCTCGCCAGGATCACAGAAGAAGTCAACGAACAGATGCGCCGTTTTGGCTACATTTTGCCCGAAACCAGTCAGAAGCTGTTGGAAGCACAAACTGGCATACAAAACTTTGGATTCAAAGTGCAGGTTGCTACCGGCATCATGGGCAATCTGGCTGACGCAGTGGGCGACTATACTCGTGCCATGTATCGCGGGGAAAAAGGTGCCGCAGTATTCAACAGTTCCATAGACAACATGGTCAACGCTGCACAAACAGCAGCAGTGGGACTGAGTTTGCTGACGCCTGGTGGAGCCATAGTCAAAGGACTGGCTGCTGCTTTTACGTTTTTGACCACACAGATATTAAAACAAGGAGCCGAACTTACAAAAACTGCCAACATCCAAGCTGACAATATGTATGAGGCTTTCAGTCAAATGGCTGCAAGCGGAGCTGTGGGTGCTGACGGTATTGAAGGACTTTTCGAAGACATTCAAAAACTGGGACTGAATGTCAACAAACTTGACAGATTTTTGGCCATGGCTGCACAAAATGCTGATGACCTAGCACTGCTGGGCGGCACAGTGGCCAAAGGTCGCAAGAACTTTGCTGATCTTGGTGCTGGTATGGCCAAGTATGAAGAAGGTTTGCGCAGATTGGGACTTGAAGAAAATGAACAGGCCGACGCTGCGTTGCGATTTGCCAAAATGCAAAATCGATTGTCTCTTGGGCAAGAACAGGACTATAAAAAATTAGCTGACAGTGCAGTCAAGTTCATACGCGAACAAGATACACTGACCAAACTTACCGGTATCAGTGCCAAGCAACAGTCAGATGCGCTGGACGAAGCCATGAGCAATCAGCGTTTTGCAGCCACTATAGATGAGTTGACTAGACAAGGCAAAACAGAAGAAGTCAAGCAGTTGCAGGACAGATTGATCATTGCCAAGAGCATGGGACAAGAAAAAGGTTTTGCAGACATTGTGTCGGGGAATTTGCAAACCGAAGCAGCTAGACAATACAACATGTTGACTCAAGGTCAAGGTCTACGCGAAACTGAAGATATAAAAGCAGGACGTTTTCGAGGAGACGAAGCAGGTCTTGCTGCCTCCCGGCAACGAACACTGGAAGCTGGCAGTGATACATTGGAAAAAATGGGTGTGTTGGGCAAAGTTGGAGTGTTTGATGACTTGTTTGGTGCATACAGCAATGCTGCCAAAATGGGAATGATGGCAAAGAAAAATTCTGAACAGCAGTTGGCAGATGCTAAAGCAGCCACTGAGACTCAGTTTGTCACAGCCGGCAAGACAGTAGATGCACAAGCAGAACTACGCAAGGCACAAAATGATACCATGCTGACGTTGCAGGCATTTGTGCAAACAGGCGTTCCAAATCTAGCAAAAAATACCATGGTATCGGTGGCCACTGAGTTTAATAAACTGGTGGTGGACCTGAGAAAAAAACTAGGCAGTGGCCCTATTGTTGGTAACAAAGCAGGGTTGGATGCACGTGGGGGTCTGGGTCCTGGCACTGTGCTAGGCGAAGGAACAAATCCAGCTATTATACCTGTGGCCCAACCTGGCGATGGAGTCACCGGACCATCGGCTGAGCAACAAAACCCACCACCAGGTGGTGTAAGATTTCCTAGTCCAGTTCCTAATCCGTATACTCGTCAGAACCCATTGCCGGTGATCATAACCGGACCGCCATCAGTGACCAATCCCCCACCGCCACCAGCAGAACCACCACGTGTACCCGGTGGTCCAAGATATGATCCTTTTAATCCTCCACAAAGAGCAGATGGCACATCAGGTGAAATTGGCAAACTGTTTGAGCCCAAAGACATTATTGCACAGTTGCATCGGGGCGAGCGTGTGCTCAACAAAGATGAAAATACTGATTTGACCAAGTTGTTTGGCATGGTCACCGGCGACCGGTCAAAGAACAAAATGGCGGATCCGCAGAGCGAAATGCTCAAAGCAATTGACAATATAACCAGTGGCATGAAGACCAAAGTTAATCCAGGTGCCAACAAAGGCTTTGATGCTGCTTATGCAGACATATCTTCGGGCATGATGAATACTGGCCCTGCACAACAAGCATTGATTGACAGTCAAGGAGCAATACTCAAGCAGATTGACAGCTTCAAAACCAATGCCATGCCCACAACAGCCAACACAGGTGCATTGTTGGGTGCCATGCCCAGTTTGGAAATAGACAAAGAAGCCGCTGAACAAATTGGTCAAAGTTTCAAAGAAACCATGGGGGATGAATTCAAGTCTGCTGTGACCAATATCAGTAAATTTGCAGAACAAATGCAAAGAGGTGGTGATCAAGGCCTGCAACAACAAATGGTTGGGCTGCTGGAAGAAATTCGTCGCAGTCAAGCATCCACTGCCAAGGCCAGTGAGCGATTAGCACAGGTAGCCAGCAACTAACAATAAATAATACACTATGGCATACAACAAACAATCCGGTTCGTGGAAAAAGTATTTCAAGGTGGCAGACACTTCTGGTGTGATGAGTCCCATCTCAGGCAGGAACCAATTTGGCCTGCCTGGCTACACCAAAAACGATGGCTCGGACACAGGCATGCCTGCGGATTTTATTTTTCGCAACTATGCGTCAAGACTGCCCGAAGTTTACTCGGGACACCCCAACCGTATTGAACGTTACAATCAATATGAAAACATGGACATGGACAGCGAAATCAATGCATGCCTGGACATCATTGCTGAGTTCAGCACTCAAATGAACGAACAAAACGGCACACCGTTTGAAGTTGATTATCGTGACAAGCCCACAGACAACGAAGTGTCAATCATCAAGAAGCAGTTGCAACAGTGGATTAAGCTGAACAAACTAGACCAGCGCATATTCAAACTGTTCCGCAACACCATCAAGTATGGCGATCAAGTGTTTGTGCGTGATCCAGAAACATTTGAAATGATGTGGGTGGACATGAGCAAAGTGGCCCGCGTGATTGTGAACGAATCAGAAGGCAAGCGTCCTGAACAGTATGTGATTCGTGATATCAACCCCAACTTTCAAAACATGACTGTGGCAGCCAAGACCACCACAGACTACATGACCAACCCTGTGACAGGCACCATATCAGGCAACGCCAACTACACCATGCCCAATGGCGGCACAGGTGGTGGCGTAGGCAACAGTCGTTTTATGACTGCCATGAACGAAGTTTGCTTGGATGCCAAGCACGTGGTACACATCAGTTTGAACGAAGGCCTGGATGTGTTTTGGCCGTTTGGTCGCAGTATATTAGAACAGATATACAAGGTGTTCAAGCAGAAAGAACTGCTAGAAGATGCTGTGTTGATCTATCGTGTGAGTCGTGCTCCAGAACGACGAATCTTCAAAATTGATGTGGGCAACATGCCATCGCACTTGGCCATGGCCTTTGTGGAACGTGTCAAAAACGAAATGCATCAGCGCAGAATCCCCACCATGACAGGTGGCGGCAACAACATGATGGATGCCAGTTACAACCCACTTAGTATCAACGAAGACTACTTCTTTCCCCAGGGTGCAGACGGACGTGGCAGTTCAGTAGACACCCTGGCAGGCGGACAGAATCTGGGCGAAATCGATGACTTGAAATACTTCAACAACAAAATGGCCCGTGGTTTGCGTGTGCCTAGCAGTTACTTGCCCACAGGACCAGACGATTCAGACCGTGCAATGACCGACGGAAAAGTAGGCACAGCACTGATTCAAGAGTACAGATTCAACCAGTACTGCGAGCGATTGCAAGCATTAATTGTGCAAAAACTCGACGACGAATTTAAGATGTTCATGAAATGGCGAGGGTTTAACATAGACTCTAGCCTGTTTGATTTGAAGTTTAATGCACCTCAAAACTTTGCCAGTTATCGTCAAAGCGAGTTAGATACCACACGTATTGGTGCATTTACACAGTTGGAAGCATTGCCTTACATGAGCAAGCGTTTCTTGTTGCAACGGTTCTTGGGTTTAACTGAAGAAGAAATTGCAGAAAACGAAGAAATGTGGCGTGAAGAACGCGACGAACCTGAACTGGAAACCAATGCAGGTCAAGACCTGCGTAGTATTGGTATTACCCCAGGTGCCCTGGAAGCTGATATTGAGACCGGCGAAGAAGTTGCCGGAATGGCTGCCAACGGTGCAGGAGCACCTGCTGGTGCTGGACCTGTGCCTGTGGTACCTGGTGGTGCGCCTGCCCCTGCTGCCCCTGGTGCAGCATAAATAACACCATGCTGTTAAACGAATTTTTTCGCAAAGACCCTGAAGCGTTTCAAGACCTGTCGCAAGACAATAGTCAGCCGCAACAGAGTGATTTGCGAAAAACTCGTCTCACACTGCGTCAGTTAAACAAACTGCGTAAAATGAATGATGTGAGAACTTATGAGTTCAAGGAAAAACTCAAACTGGTGCGAAAACAGTACGCACCTCCCCCTGCCCCTCCGGCAATGTAAAACATTGTGACAGCAATTTTACATTTATACGCCTTTTCTACCTCTTAAACCTGGTGTTTTTCTCCTCGTGCGTAAATAACAGCACACTTTACCTATAGGAGTTTCCCATATGAACCGTTTTGAACAATTGATTGAATATGTAATCAATGACGAAGAGGCGAAAGCCCGCGAACTATTCCACGACATTGTTGTGGAAAAAAGCCGTCAAATCTATGAAAATATCATGGCCGAAGAAGATATTGAAGAAGCCAAACATGAAGAGATGGACGAAGCCGAAGAAGAGCTAGACGAAGGCATGATGGGCGGTGACGCTGCTGATGACCTAATCGACGACGTGGAAATGGAAGAAGAATCTGACATGAACATGGAAGCCGAAGGCGACGAAGAAATGGACATGTCCATGGACGACGATGGCGAAGAAGCAGAATTTAGCATGAGTGACGAAGGCGGCAGCAGTGAAGCAGCCACCAAAGACGACATCATGAATTTAGAAGACAAATTGGACCAGTTGATGGCCGAGTTTGAAGACCTCATGGGCAGTGACGACATGGGCGATGGCGATGGATTTGGTCCTGACGAAGGCGGCGACGCTATTGAAATGGACGACACTGACGAAATGGAACCAGGCATGATGGAAGCTGTGAGTCTTAAAGCAGCCCCAAAGCCAGTGACCAGTGAAGAAGGCGGCGTAAACAAGAAGTCTACCTATGCAGCCAACAGCGGACAAGCAGGCATGGCCAGCCGTCCAGTACACACTGGTGCAGCCGAAGGTGGACATCATGACACATCTGCTTACAGCAACAACACCAAAGACTTGATCGGCAAAGTTGGCAACACACCTGCACAAGGCACACAAAAGCCTTCAGCAGCACCAAAGCCTAAAATGGGCGCCGGCAGTGAAGGTCAAAACAACAAGAGCCCACTTCCCGGTGGACGTAAGGCTTAATTAGATGTCATCTAGATACCTAAGAGAAGATTTAACTTTTAGCCAGGCCAATATCCAAGTCTTAGAAGAAGCGGATATGGCCGGTAAAAAGCATCTCTACCTCAAAGGCATTTGCATTGAAGGCGACAAGAAGAATGCAAATGAACGTATCTATCCGCGACATGAAATTATCAAGGCAGTTGAAACCATCAACGAACAGATCCGCGGCGGTAACTCCGTTCTAGGTGAAGTGGACCATCCAGATGATTTAAAAATAAATTTAGATCGTGTGTGCCACACAGTTGAAGGCATGTGGATGGACGGACATGCTGGTTGCGGCAAGTTGAAAATACTGCCAACTCCCATGGGAGAATTGATTAAGACATTGCTGACATCAGGTGTAAAACTTGGTGTCAGTAGTCGTGGCAGCGGCAACGTAGACGACAGAACAGGACATGTAAGTGACTTTGAAATTGTCACTATAGATGTGGTTGCACAACCCAGCGCACCCAATGCTTATCCAACAGCAATTTATGAAGGTCTCATGAACATGAAGCACGGTCATAAACTGATGGAGATGGCAAGGGAATCTGGCGAAAGCGACAAAGTACAGAGATACCTAAAGAATGAAGTTAAAAGACTCATTCGGGATCTCAAAATCTAAGGAGAACCAGGCATGTTTGATGCAATTAAACCCTTGCTTGATAGTGGCCTAATTAACGAAGACGTTAGTCAAGAACTCAACGAAGCTTGGGAATCTAAACTAAACGAAGCCCGTGAACAGGTGCGTGGAGAACTCAGAGAAGAGTTTGCACAACGCTATGAGCATGACAAGACAGTAATGGTAGAAGCCCTAGACAAGATGGTAACAGAAGGTTTGGCCGCAGAAATTGCGCAAGTGGCTGCTGAGAAGCAAGCACTTACGGAAGATCGCGTCAAGTTCCAACACAAGATGAAAGAATCAGCACAGAAGTTTAACGGCTTCATGGTTAGCAAACTTGCAGAAGAAATTGGCGAATTGCGCAAAGACCGCAAAATGCACACCGAAGGAGTTGCAAAACTCGAAAACTTCGTGGTGCAGGCATTGGCACGTGAAATCACAGAATTCGCCAAAGACAAACGCGATGTCGTAGAGACAAAGGTACGTCTGGTACGTGAAGCACGTGGCAAACTTGAACAATTGAAGAGCCGTTTCGTAAAAGAATCAGCTCACAAAATGAGTCAAGCTGTTAGTCGTCATCTCAAGGCTGAGTTGAATCAGTTACAAGAAGACATCCAAGTTGCTCGTGAGAACAATTTTGGTCGTCGTATTTTCGAAGCGTATGCAGCAGAGTTCGGTGCAACCCATCTCAATGAGAAGGCAGAAGTCCGTAAACTGTATGACATTATTGCAGAGAAAGATCAGAAATTGCGTAAAGCAATCGACATCACCCGTACTGCAAAGACCGTGGTGGAGTCAAAAGAACGTGAACTGCGTATGATCCGTGAATCCAATGAGCGTGAAAGCACAATGGATGAATTGCTACGTCCCTTAAACCAGGAAAAGCAAGAAGTCATGCGTAATTTACTCGAAAGCGTTCAAACTGCCCGTTTGAAAAATGCTTTTGAAAAGTATCTACCAGCAGTGTTGGAAGATAGATCTGCAAAAGCCCGTAAAGTAATTGCAGAATCTGTCACCTCAGTAACTGGTGATAAAACTACTGTTCCCAGTGTGTCGGAAGATCGCAGCAACGTGATTGACCTCAAGCGCCTGGCAGGTCTTTAATCTTAACAAGGAGACTTAAATGTCACAAGAACTATTAGAAAGTCGTTGGGGCGAAACCAAAGAGGCACTGTTAGAAGGTCTTAATGGAACTCGACGC